GGGGGGGGTCGGTACACCATTTTGTTTTTCTTTTTTTGTATACGCAAAAATTCTTAATGATTTCAATAGTTTAAGCCGCAAACTTTGCGAAAATGCTGAAATTTCAGGTACTTAGATGAGTGGGAGGGTGGCACCCCCAATCTAACCCAATTTAGCTAACCCTAGCATGAACCTTCTCAATCTAGACCAATTTTGCTTATTCTAGGCTGCTCTAACTCAATCTAGCTCACTTTGACTCACTTTTTCCTATTTGGGCTCAATTTGAGCTGCACAGGCCCCATATTTTTCCTGGTTAGCGAACGCTCGTTAACTTTGTGAAAAATTTCACAAGCTCAAAAGTCCAATAATTTCAAGAGGTTAGGATTACGAAAAACTTAATAATTTCAAGCACTTATCTCTTTGTGAAAAATTTCACAAGCTCCCACAAAAGAAAACCGGCCACCAGTAGCTGGTGACCGGTTCCAGGGATTAGAAGTGTTGGTCGAGATAGTGCTCAACAGCCTTAATCGTCGAGTGGTCAATCTGGTTAATCCAAAACCCAAAAACTGGTTTATAACGCCTGCTATCAACGCAAACTTCAAACCGGAGTTTTCTAGGACTCAACCGGAATCTGAAAGGTCTAGAGGCATGATTCCAAACTCCGGGATACTTCTCTCTAAATCCATGTCTATAGGCCACTGCACCGATGATATTAATCTTTGTCATTGTCCCTTTTCGCATTTTCAATCCCTCCTAAAAGTTTTGGCCGGCACAAGGCCGGCCAGGAACACCATTAAAACTCAATTACGTATTTGTCTTCATCGTACCAAACAGTAAAAGTTTCGGCATCAACAATGTTAAAAGTTTTCTCACCAACTAAAATTCTAACTTCATATTTTCCTAGGGTTGCGTACCATACAATTTCGATAGACGCATCGTGGTCATCAAATTTTAGTTGCATTTTTCAATCTCCTTTTACTTAAAAATTTACAGCCTAGCTTTCAGACTATTCAGATCATCAACCGTTAATTTTTTAAGCATATCCTTATTAAAAATTCCCTTATCATCTTTTTCTAAAATTTCGGTGATAATTTTCTCTTTGTCTGAAATAGCCGCAGTTTTGGCCATACTCACGACAAAGTCATGGCCTTTATCGATAGCTTCTAACTTTTTGGACGCCAAATTGAATTTTTCGTCGATTAGTCTTGAAATACCTTTTCCAATCGCAGCTTTTTGCCAATCTTTGACCACGACTGGCATATCAGTTACTAACACTTTAATAGCTTTTTCTCTTATTTCTCCCCATTGTTTCTTTTGTTCTTCGTTCATCCTAACAGCTTCACCCATTCTAAAACCTTCAAAAACCTAAAGAATCCAACCAGACAAGCGCAATGCGTCTTACAGCCGGTTGCCGCCCTACCTTACACCGACACCTTGTCGGTAGGTGCCAGGCGGATTTTTATTCAATTGTCAAAGAGCTAGTAGGCAATCAGCCTTTAAGATTTTATCCTTATTATAATAATTATCGTCCGATTGTCAAGAAAAAATTGCAAAAATTTTTTCTTGTTCACAAAAAATTTTTCTTAAAGATTTCAAAACTTTACTCCACCTTTTTTATTGAAAAAATTCCCATAAACCGGATAATCATACCATGGTCGATTCATACCATATACCCAATCCATTTTTCATCCGGCCATTGTTTTTTCTGTCCAAAGCCGGAACATGGTGTTCAGAAACAGAATCTCAATTATCGAACAGAACGCCACGTTCAAAACCTGAATGCCCATTCAGAAACGGAATCCCGATTACCAAACGAAACGCTCAATTCCGGAACAGAATGCCAATTACTGAACGAAACGTTCTGTTCAACCCTGGCATGCAAAAATCATGCCAATCAAACCTGCCTCACCGACCAAAACAACGTTATTTTACCCAAAACCGACTAAACCTGCCCCTTGCCAGGGCAGACCATGTATGCCCATGGGAAGCTATGTATGCCTGTGGGAAGCAAGTTTTCTCACGAAACTTGCTCAAGACCCAACGAAAGGAGGTGAGAGCGATGGCCTTGGAGGAGATCAAGTCCTGGTGGGACTCAACGAGTCCCACCCAAAAGAAGCAGGCCAAGAGGCCCTTGAGGAACTTCAATCCAGCTCTCCTGGCTGCGAGCTGGGATGATCTGGACGAGGACACCCAAGACCATTTAATTTTATTACTGATGTAGAAGAACGGGAGGGCTGAAGCTCTCCCGGAAAGGAGGGGAAAATGCGAGGTTATGCAGCAATCGGACTACGCCATCCTAAAAACTCACTAAACGTAGGCTCAGCGCTACGAGCAGCCGGCAATTATGGTGCTGTCTTTGTGGCACAATCTGGACGACGGTGCAAACCCGGGATCACTGACGCTATGAAGTTCTACCGTCATTTACCTTTCTTGCAGGTAGATGACCTTAAAACAGTCGTTCCTTATGACTGCGTACCAGTAGCCGTGGAGCTGTTAGAACATGCTACACCTCTACCGGACTATCAGCATCCTGAGCGGGCTTTCTATGTTTTCGGCCCAGAAGACGGCTCACTTGGCGAAAACGTGCTTTCTTGGTGTCGGGACGTAGTGTACATTCCTACTCAAGGCTGCATGAATCTAGCAGCTACGGTCAACGTGGTTTTGTATGACCGACTAGTAAAACAACTAAGGAGAAGAGAACAATGAAACTACCAGACGAATACAAAGGCTTTGTGGTCTCCCAGGCCACACTCCGCACAGAGGATCTGGTGGAGTCCATCCTTGAGTTCCTGGACTCCATAGGCTACCCAGAGACCATGGATCTGAGAGAGCAAGCCACCGAGGAAGAGGACCTAACCTACTTCCTCAATGAGGACTTGTGGGACTTAATGAACGAGATCGCTCCTGAGGGGACAACGTTCAGAGCTCACGAGGGCGATGGCGCCCTATTTGGGTTCTGGCCTTACAAGGAGGTGGAATAATGGCACGTTTCTATGGTATTCTTGAGGGCCATGCGAGGACACAGGCCACTAGGATCGGCTCCACTCGCTCTGGCCTGAAGGCCACCCTAAAAGGTTGGGGTGGCCAAATTGAGGTCGAGCTGTTCGCCCGAGGAGATGAGGACTACTTCCAGGTTTGGCACGAGTCCCTCTCCTCAGGGCGGACGCTCATTGCTGAAGGACTCCTAGGAAAGGAGGAAAAGAATGAGTGATAGATATGAGGAGATCTGCGCCAGAGCGAGAAAGCTCTCTCGTGCCTTGAGGGCCCTCCGGGCCAAGGAGAGGGAGCTCTCCAAAGAGTTCGATGCGTTAATTCGTGAGAAATGGGCCATCGAGGCCCAGAGGATTGAGCCTACACGGACAAGACGAGGGTCCCGCTCCTCTCGTCTGCAGGCGATCTTGTCCCTCCTGGATAGGGGTGAGATCTCTAAGGAAGAGGCGCAAAAGAAAATCGCAGCCCTTCTTTCCTAAACGAAGGAGGGCTTAACTTGGAGAAAGGAGGTCTAGAAAAATGGCACGCACAATCATGGTTGGCCACCGCCAGGTAGAGGTATGTATGCGAGAGGGAAGCTGGTTCAGGGTGAACCTGAGGGGAGTCCCTCGTCAAGGGATCCATATTCCGGCGAAGAATGGACGGCCCAAAACTGGAGTTTTGTGGTCCAAGTCCTGGACTCCAGAGGAGATCGCCAAAGAGAACAGAAGGAGGGGACTCTTATGAAGCTCATCTTCGAGAGTCAACACCTAACAACTGGCAACTTCAAGGTGAATCTGTATCCGGAAGGTTGGGTACTGTCACTAGTTTCTACGTATGAAGTCTCATTTTGGGGAGAACTCCGCGTGAAGGACGTTGATGGGCTCCTTTGTGCATTACTGATTTGTGATATGGTAATCTCGTGGAGAGAAGAATGAAACTCACTTTCTCAGTTCGTTACTTAGTCACCGAAAGAATTCTAGTCATCCTCCTTCAAAATGCCTGGTGGCTCAGGGAGGAGTTCACAGATGAGGTCTGTTTTAACGGAGTGCATAGGACTGAGAACCCACACGGGTTTGAGTGCGGACTTTCAGTCCACAACATGACGATCTCATGGAGAGGGAAATGAAGCTCGTCTTCAAAGGGCGGTTGCTGACAACTAGCAATTCTGAGGTAAACCTGTATCCTGAGTGGTGGGTGCTCTCTCAACCGTTCACCCATGAGGTCTCATTTGATGGAGAGATTCACTCACAGAATCAGTCAGGATTTCTCTGTAGTTTGTCTGCTCTCGGAGTCCTAATCTCATGGAGAGAAGAATGAAGCTCACCCTCATGGGCTCAAGCCTCACAACCTTGGAGTATCAGGTCACAATCTATCGCCAGACCTGGCGTTTGAGTTGGCCATTTACTTTTGAAGCTACGCTTGATGGTACTCTTTTTGAAGAGAACCCTTATTCTTTTGGAGTGGGAATGAATCCCTTCGACTTGGCAATCAGATGGAGGGAAAATGAGGATTAGGCTTGACGGAGACACTCTCATAACAGAAAGGCTCCTAATTGACTATAACAGCATTTGGTCTTTCCATTTGCTGTCACGATCTGTCTGGATTGATGGTGCCGTGAAAGGAAAGACACCATACTTCGTTTACGTCTATAACGATGTCTTGGTAGGGATAGATGATGAAGATAGAGCTGAGTAGAGCCTCTGGTTCCCTAACGGTAGACTGGAAGATATGTATGAGCTCAACCTACGTCTTGGTGTCACACCACGGACACTATTCAGTGGTGCGTCCCGATGGGACATACCAGAGAGGAACAGCTTCAGCTTTCGCAACCCTAGTCTGTGAGTCTAGGGTTGGATGGAGGGATAAATGAAGCTCACTATCAATACGAGTGCTCTTTGGTGTGAGAGGATTAGTATTGGTCCTGAATGGATCATGATTTCCCCTCCACAGTTCCCTTGCACAGTAGACTGGAAAGGCACAATAACCTGGCCAGGGATTGCCCTCTCTTCTGTGTTGAACTTCTGTGTGACTGTAGGGTGTATAGGATTGAAGGAGTCCCCAGATGAAAGTTGCTCTCAAGAATGACCACATCTATGTGGGAACATATGCTCTAGTTATCTGGCCAGGGGTCATCCTTTCTCACAAGGGAGAACCCTGTCGAGCTGTGAACGTGTACCCTTCAGGAAATGGTAACGTCCTTCGATCTCATTTCCAGTTTTGGACATCTCCCAAGTCTGTAGGTTGGAAGGAGGAGAGATGAAACTCGTAGCTGCCCAGTACACTCTTTATCTTAAAGACCTCTCTATCGGAAGAGTCTTTATCATGGTGGATTCTTCTTCACGTGAGCGAACTGTCGACTGCAGAGGGCAAGTGATTGAGACTTCTCCTGTCTTATCATTGCTAAACGCTGTAGGTCTCTATCCTTGGGTGGCCCTAAATGAGAATCACACAGATCAACGATAGCGAAATAGCCGTCTTTGGCAGTCAGATTACGATCTCCCTTGCTAACATCCGTGTTCTCTACAAACAGCTTTCTGAATTCCACTTCTTTCGGAGAAGTGGATCTTACGCCATTTACGACAAGTGTGAAGGCAGACCAGTGGCTATTTCAGTTTTGGACACGTCAGATCTTCACGTTGTCTGGAGGAAAAGGAAATGAAGTTTACTCAACTCAATGACATTGAGATTGGCTTCGCTGACTACCAGGTTGCGATATCTTCTGCTTACATACATCTTCTCTGTGACTGGCCTTCTAAGTTTGTGGTTACTTGGGGAGATGGATCGTATGCATTTTACAGCGGGGGCGTAGGCAGAACAACAACGTTGAAAACAACGTCTTTTGTTGTCGTCTGGAGAAAAGATGAAGATCGAGAGCCTTGAAGGATACTTGCGGATTCCGTCCTGCCCGATGGTCATCGGTCTTAGTCGCCGCGTAATAACATCCTTCCCGCCGGTGCGCCGTAAGGCTGTGTACTGGGACGGGCTCGAAGGATTAGTGCAGACCTCATCCGCAGTCCTGAACTTCTTAGGGCCAGTTGAAAGAGTGGAGGTTCTAGATGAAGATTAAAGAGAAAAGTAGTTGCCTTTTCACAAAGGACCTATCTGTCGCTATCAGCAACAGTGCTCTGCAAATCCAAGGGTCCGCAAGCTACACTATGATCTTCAGTGATGGAGAGACGATCTCCTGCGATGCTGTAGCGTTTGTCAACTCTCTGCTGACTGATCCCCTTCCTGGGGTGGGAAGCGCCCAATGCAAGTTCAGTTAATTGGAGATGACGTAATCGCCGTTGGAAGGGTTTTGCTTGCCCTTGACTGGATTAGGGTCAACGAGAGCGAGCGATATGAGGCCGCCTATTTCAGTGGCTCCTCAACAACTTTCAACGTCCCAACAGACATCTTGTTGTTTCCCCTGTGGAAGGGATGGAGGGTCACTTTTGAGTAAGTTTCATCATGAAACTTACTAGGAGGAAAAATGAAGCTCATCGACCACCATTCATTAACTGCTCTGACCGTCTCTAAGGTGTTCATCTGGGCCAACTCTGTGGCGGTCAGAAACTCAGATGCAGTGCCAGCTCTCGAGGCCAAGTCCGATGGGAGCACGTACAAATACGGCGTGCTCACCCGCTGGTGCATGAACCTCGAAGGTGATGTGATAACTTGGAGGGACAAGAGAAGGTGAAACTATCTCTGCAAGACGACTTAAAAGTCACCTCGATCGCAGTGAAATACTCGAACAAGACTGTATTGAAAATTATTCCATTTGCAATTTTTCCTCCACCTGGGAAAGCACAGCCCTCTATAGATGTTCGCTATGACGGGAGCGTTGGTCGGTGGAGGTCTGTCAGACAGTTCTGGATCTCTCCACTAACTATTACATGGAGAGAAGATGAAACTATCTCTGCAAGGTAAACGCTTAACGGTGTCCAGGATAGAAATCTGCCCAGACCTTATAGAAGTGGACGCCTTTTGGCCTGTGGAGGCTATAGCAGCAACTTATAATGGTCAATGTCAAAAGGTGTACAGGCATAGCTCTATCTCTATACAACCCTCATATGTGAGGTGGTGTCGCAGTGAAGATAAGTAATGGTGTGAACGCCTTGGTGTGCGGTCTCGTTGAGATCTGGAAAGACGGTCTCTTCATAGAAGCACTGCATTCCGGAGAGTCTACACTCGTCTCTTTCTGGGGGACGAGCACGGTCCAAACTGCACTCTACAGCATCGCTATCAGTGCGAAAGAAGTCAGATGGAGAAGAACAGATGAAGATCACAAAACTTAACTATGCCGAGGTCGGCATCCTTGACCACCAATTTGTAATATCTTCTAACCACATTCGTGTTTCCTGGAAACAGGCCTCTGGAATTCATTTCTCTTGGAGAGATGGATCGCACGCTCCCTATACCACATTCAGAAACGGTCCTGTTAGCATGGTGATTCTGGACATGTCAGACTTTCACATTGTCTGGAAGGAGGAAAAATGAGGTTAGTTTATCAAGGTGACCTGATCCTGGAGAACGCCCTAGCCATAGGGGCCAACTATGTTAGCCGCCGTTGGCCGGTGAAACCCTCAACCTCAATACTTGCCAACGGCAAAGAGGTGCCACTGTCCAAATCTTACACAATCCTCAACTTCATAGATGACCCGCCGTGGGTCGTTGCTGTGTAGGAAAGTGGGCGATCTTTGTTAGACCAGCTAGATGACTCAAGGTTTTTGGTTGACCTCTTCATACAGTTATGGTACAATCATCATAAATAACTTTTTACTAAGGAGGAAAGGAAATGGGAAAAGGAGTACTGTTTGTAGGGAGCCTCATCCTCGTATCTTCAGATGGAGGGTGGTTCCCATGGATCAATGTCTTGGGCCTCATAGGTCTAGGGCTTTTCGCTTATCTTATGAGAAAGGAGGAAAAGGAATGGACACGATAATCGTTATCAATGAACAGCACAACCTCTTAGACGTTCAGGAGTCCCAACTGAGGGGCCTGTTCCCTGAGGGATGGGAGGTCTTCTCTGTTCCTCGGGACGGTCTCACTGCCCCTGAGCAACGCCAACTTGCTCAGGACTTGTGGGACGCCTTCACGAACATTGCGTTCGTAAGCCCTGTCCCTCTTCTCCTAGCTGAAGTAGCTCACTTAAGAGGAATTGAATACTCCGTAGGAGGAGATCACAGGGTTTTCTTGTTCGTAAACGACAAGAGAGAAAAGAAAACCCTTCCTGATGGGAGGGTCTTCAGTGTTCTTCCCCTCAACGGGTGGAGGCTGGAGGAGATATGAAGCTCGCCTTAGGCAAGAACTGGCTCGAAGTGGGCAAGTTGTTCATCTTGTCTGACGAGCTGTGGTTTATGGCAACAGTCCCCGGTAGAATCACTTACACATTTTTCAGAGGAGACTCAGAGAGTGAGACTTTTGATGAGGTGAGTTTCCTCTTTTTTGCCCCAAGGGGACTCAGGGTTGGCTGGAAGGAAGAAATATGAAACTAGACCTATGTGATAAGTTTTGGCTCGGAGTAGGAGATTGCTTTATCTCTTACAATGAGTTACTCCTAATACAAAAGCAGTACTGGAAAGCAAACTGTGTCAATTTTAATGGCTTCAACGCAGAGTGGACGCCAGAGGATGGCGAAATGGCCTTCATCTACGTAAAGTCCTCTGTCGTTGAGGTCAGTTGGAGAAAGGAGGAAAAGGATGAAAGGATTTTATGTGTTGAAGAAGAACGGGGATCTAGTGTATAAGAAGAAAGCTCCTGAGGACGACTCGGTCGTCAAAGTGTGGCCGTTTGACTCCTCTTCGGAGGAAGATCGCTGGACAGTTATTCTCGAAGCCCTCTCCCTTGGGGCGAAGAAAAAGAAACTTGTTCACCTTGTCCAGAAGTGGGAATTGACGGCTTTCTCCTTGATCAAGAAGCATCATTTCGATGCAAAAAGTGGTCGCTTTCCCTCTCACAAAGAGGATGCGAATATAGATCGTTTCGTTAAGGAGTTTCTTCCTGTAGGTACTCGCCTTTTTTGGTGGGCTCTTGGAGAAGCTCTCTTCACAGAACACCTGTACAAGTGCCCTGGTACAGAGAAGGAGCCTGGAGTCTTCCTAGGGTGTCCAGGAACTGTTGATTGTCCTGTATGCAGAGGGACAGGCATCTTGTTCCGTTGTCCTGTATGCTTTCTTCCTCTACGCCTGAACGGAAGTTGCTGGGACAAGCACGACTTTCCTTTAGAAAAAGTTGACGAAGGAGGTAAGTAATGGAAGGATTAAAGAAGTTGCTTATATGGAACAGCGATAGGATGCAAAATGGTGATGTCGTGATCATCCCCACCTTGTATGGAAAAAGCGGGGTCGGCAAGACCTGGAGAGCGAAAGCCCTCTATAGAGAGCTCCGTGCCGAGCAGCCCGATCTTCTCTGGGCTAGGTTGCTCCCTGGCACGATGTTGCCCGAGGAGGCCCTCGGGCTGCCAAAAGTAACTGAGAAAGAGACAATTTGGACCGCTCCATCATGGGCAGTTAAAGGCCGTCCTGTGTTCTTGTTCGTAGACGAGCTTGACAAAGCCCGTCCTGAAACCTTGGGAGCCCTCTTAACTCTTTTTGCAGAAGGCCGCATCCGAGACTTCCCGCTCCCTCCTGGCTCCATGATCTTGGCCGCCATGCAGCCGGTGAACAGAGCTGAATGGCTTGCGGATGAAACGGGCGAAGCCATGGGAGCTCGCCTCACCTACATCCCAATAACCCAAGATTGGGGATTCCTCGAATCCCATCATGGCCTTGCTCCTGGAGCCCTCGCATTCATGCCCGCTCCAAAGGAGCTCCCTCTCCCTCTTGTCGAAGCCCCGACTCCCCGCCAGGTGGATTGGGCACTCGCTGTCCTCAGGACCTTTGGCCCAGAGGGAGAGCTCTTCGTCAGAGGAACAATTCCTGGTCAATTTGTAGACCCGCTCAAGGAAGCCTTAGGGGAGAGCGCAGCCATATCTCCAGAAAGTCTACTCAAAGCTCTCCAGGAAGATCCGTCCAAGGTCAGCCAGCTCTCCATCAGCGAACTGATGACTATCCTTCCTGAAAGCTGGTTCACTACTCCGGACCTCATGACTGCGATCTACAAGCAAATCCTCATCCGAGGGAATCCAGAGGACATCTCCTCAGCGCAGGAGTCAATCTACAACTACCTGAAAGAGAAGTGCGAGGAGAACGGTGGCTCCTGCGAGATCTTCCCAGACTATGATGATCCCCAAGTCCTCGTCAAAGCTCTTAATGATATGGCCCGTGAGGTCGGGCACGAATGGATGAAGAGGGGGAAGAAAAATGAATAGAGCAGAGAGAGCAGTCTCCCTTTTGGATAGGGAGACCAGAGATTGGATTCTGCGTAACATCAGCATTGTAGAAGAGAACACCTTCACCTCGTGGGTCGCCATAACAGACAGCGGGTATGTCATGCACCTGGGGACTCACATGGACAACTACAGTGACCGTCAGGTCAAGATCATAATGCTCCACGAAATAGCCCATATACTCCGTGGAGACTGCCTCGTACGTATTCCAAAGGAAGATAAGCAGATCTGCAACACTGCTCACGACTGCATCATTAACGCGGGATTTCCAGACTTCCCAGAACAGTTTCCTGGGAGACCTTACTACTGGGACTACGCAGCTATGTACGATGAGCTCCCATCTACCCATATCCCTGGATGGAAGGTCATCTATGAAGTGCTGAAAAAACACTCCCCTCCAATGGAGTCCTTCGATGGGCTACCACAAAACGAGACCAAGGACAGGGAGAAAGCCGAGCAAGCTCACGCAAAGGCTGTCCTCGAAGCTAGGGAGATCCCCTCCTTAAAGGACCTGGGCGCTAGCTCCCTTGTGCGCACTTGCGCCAAGGGAAAGGTCGCTGTCCAGCCTATCCCTGCGTGGGCTCGCCTCATGGAGAGGATCGCTCGTAAGGTAAAGAGGAATGGCTTCGGATCTCTAGTCCACGTCCGCACCTGGAACAGGCCTGGCCGTGTCGATGGGTTGCGAGGAGTCGCCAGGCAACCGAGGCTCACGATCTTTCTCGTCCTCGACATCTCAGGTTCATGCCAAGCTCTGGAGCCCGTCTTTCGTGGGCTCGCCGCCACACTGAAGCGGTCATACAATGTTCGGTTGGGGGTCTTCGCTAACTCTTTCGCTACGATCTCCCATCCAGGCGAAGTCCCCTCCGTAGGGGGAGGAACAGAAATCCGGCCTGTGATGGCAGCCCTAAACCGCCTGAAGCCAGACCTCGCCATCATTCTAACAGACGGCGAGTTCTTCGATGAGCTGACCCTTCCAACTTGTCCGGTGTGGTTCGTTCTCTACGGAAACGAGCCGCCCTGGAAGAGGAAGCTCCGATCAAAAGATAAAATAATTGACGGAAAGGAGGTGAAACGATGATTAAACTCAAAACACTGGATGACCAAGATGTGTACGTCCAGCCCCACCATGTAGTTGCTCTTTTTCCAAAGAGCAAGGTGTCCTGCACCATCACTTTAAGTGATGGCTCTCGGCTGGATGTCAAAGGGATGCCCACTAAAGTGGTTAAACTGATTGAGGAGGGTGAGCAATGAGACAGTTTTTGAAAGACGTCATCAACGAGAAAGACTCAATCACTTACATCTTGTGGTCAGGCTTCCCAGGAAAGGCGATCGAGGTGTACGAGGACAGCTCAGGGACCCTCGAAGCGAGGCATATCCCTGATCCAGATGAAGAGCTCCACTCCTTGGCTGTCGAGGCCATCAAGGATGCTTGCAAGTATTGCCCTGAACAGAAGTCCTACATCACCTCCCTGGGGGTGGAGTGCTGTGACTTTCGGCACGAATCTGGCCGCTGCGGACTAGCGGCCCTATTGACAAAATTGATAAAGGAGTAGATAATGGACCCAAAACCTTTTTTGATCGCAGGGTTTGCTAAAGCAAGCCCACAACAATTTCTGGAAATGTCCTCGGCATCTGCTGAGCTCACGATCCATTTTCCTCTGGAGGCCATCGTTGGATTCGAGGAAATCGCTCAAAAGCTCGAAGCTGCAGGCCTCCAACTAGGGGACCGCCCCTCCCTGTTAGAGGATTGCCTCGGCCTGACAATTCTTGCTGGCCTAGACGCAATAATCCGCACCACAATGGAGGTGATCAAGGATGGACTTGTTGGCACAAGAAAAAATCCTCAGGAGGAAACTGAGGGAGATGGAGGAAAAGGCGGCCAGGTTGTTCAAGGCACGCCAAAGGATGAAGGATAAGATCTCTCGTCTTGAAAAGAAACGCCTTCAACAAGAGGCGGCATCCTTCAAAAAGGTCAAGCGTTCATCAGCCTACACTAAAACTCGCCTAGAGAGCGAATTTCTGCGAGCTCTGGGCTTAGACGAGGAGGAACGTCATGGAATATAAAGACCCTATCGCTAAGATGTCAATCCGTTTTGAACTCATCCCTAGAGACAAGCTCACCCTTAGCCCTTATCAAAGGGACCGCTCCGACTCCCTGGCAAAGAAGCTCTTGGACTCGGTGATCCACGGCTTCATCATCCCAGTTGTCGCCGTGGAGAGAAACGGCCGCCTTGAGGTGATTGACGGCCAACACCGCATCGCTGCGGTTGACAAAGTCCGCCCAGACGGCTGGACCGTCCCTACATTGATCTGCCCTGAAAAGATGATCAACCTCCCCCTCCTTCTCAACATTGAAAAAGCTGACACCCTGAAGGATCGCTGCACAAAGATCTACAACTTCTACATCGACCGCCTGGAAGCCGGTGACCCTACAGAGGAAGAGATCATCGAAGCCTCCCTGTTCCAGCCCTACCTCATAACCCTGGGCTTCGCCTACAAGGAAAGCGGTCTCTCTTCTCCCTCCCTAGTCGAATCCATCACAAAACTCCTAGACGGGACCTTGACACAGGAAGGCTCCCAAGCCCCTTTGCCCTTGTCTGAAGCTGTAGAGATCCGCCGCTCAAGGGCGTCCTCGGTGGCTCAGCTCGAACGACTCGTGAATGAGATCTGCCAAGAAAACTCGATCACGGACTATAATCTGAAGCGGGCCATTATCTCCAGATCAAAAGAGAAGCTGTGGGGGAGGAAGAGGTCAGTCGATGTCTCTTTTGATGAGGGCATGGCCTCCTTGACCATGACCATCATGGAGACCGATTGGAGTTGGCTGGGGAGGGTGTAATGAACTACGACCAAGCAAGAAACATGGCCGTCCGAGTTGCCAAGTCCTTCTCTCTCCAGATGCCTTTTGAAGACCGAGTCCAAGAGTGCCTGTTGAAGTGGTGCGAGCTCAAAGATGCTCCTGTGCCCAACAACTATATTTACGTGGCCATGAAGAATAGGATGATCGAGATCATGAGAAAGGAGGCCAGCGAGCGCAGGATGATGGCGCGCTTCGATCCTCCTGCACCAGAGCCCCCTCCTGAGACTTTGCTCCTTGAGAAAGGGGAAAGCGTGATCGCCATCCCTAGACAGATGCGCATAACTCGGAAATTCCTTCTCCTCTTGGTCGAGTCCAACATGGACTTGGGAGAGGCGTGCCGCCGAGCAAAGGTGACCTACGACCGAGGGCGGGGGTGGTGGCGCAAAGCAAAGAAGATCGCTCGTCAAATGGCAGAGAAGGGCTGGAATGAGGAGGACGTGCTCATAAAGGTGGAGAGCACAGGATGAAGCTGGTTGAAGATCCTACAACTGGATGCCTGCTCTGTTTATCTGTAGAAGTTGACACTACGAGTATCTTTCTGGCCGGAGGCCCCTTCAATGCTCAATGGCTCGCCAAGGGAGGGGCCTCTTGGTCCAGATTCATGACAAACTTCGTATCTCTAGTGGCCGCGAACCCTGAGCCTGTGGTTGGGTATGTAGAGAAGTTTTACTCTGGAGGACCATATGAAGGTACATCTTAACAACCCCTTGATAGAAACCAAGGCATTTCAACTCTATCCAAATAGAATCAACCTTCAGTTTTCTCTACCTGTCACAAAACAGGTGTTGTCCCCTTTGCAAGGGATTTCTAGTTATCGGTCGAGTGATGTGCGCCCGCTATATGCTCCTGGTAACTTTACTGAGATTGAGTGGACCGATGAAACTTGATCTAGGCGCATACACTTTGCATGTTGACAGCGGCCTCATAAGTGTCACTTCTGTAGGAGTGTCTATGACCATCCCTGTGAGCACTATCACAATGGTCCACTTTCATGGGCACACAGACTCTTACTTGCGGGCTGCTTCCTGCATACCAGTTTCAGTGTGGCGACCTTTTAAGGTTGAATTTGTTGAGGAGGGCGTTCATGCTGATAAGACATAAAACTGATCTTATCTTCTCTCCATATGTAAAGGGGTTTTACAATGAAACCTGATCTAGGCCCTTATGGTTTAAGCGTTGACGGTAATCTCATAAGGGTCTCTCCCGTGGGAGTAACTATAGCCATTTATGTGAGCAATATCACAGTAGTTAATATTAGTGGAGTTGTTGGCAATAGCAACAGAACAGCTCTCATTTTCCCAACACATATTAGCGGTAACATTGTCGAAGTAGAATGGTCTGAAAGGAAAAGCTTATGAAGCTAGTCTCAAACTTTGGAGTTTTTTCCTTGGACGGGGTGAGAATCTTTCCTCAAGCTATATCCATAAGCTTCTCACAACCTTCTACAGTCAACGGCGTCTTTCATGATGGACTCATAAAGAATCCTATCTCTGGGTACGATATCTGCTATGTCATTCGTAATGCAGATATAGACCCGTTTGTCGAATTCGTGAAGGAAAAATGAGACTATTCTACAAGATCGACTCCGTAAGTGCTGATGTTCTTGAGATCAATCGCTATGCCATATACAAGTACGCACCTGATATAAGTGAAAGATTTGTAGCCGATTTTAAGGGTCGTTACTCTAGGGCGACGCCCTCTGTATTCGTCTACCCTCTCTTTGCGAGAGGAAAGCGTATCGAGGTCGAGTTCACAAGGAGTGAGAGATGAAGGTTGTCTACACGGCTGATGTACTGTTTATAGGCGCTGTTGACATGGACAAATATACCCTTCATTTCTGGGGACCACCGTTAAGAACAAAGTATGCAGCAAATCTCAATGGAGACCACTGGACGGAGCTGTCTGCTTACCACATATTTCTTTTCTGTGCCAAAAGGAAGCCGTTTGAAGTTGAATGGGTGAAGGAGCTCAAATGAAGCTAGAAGCTTGCATCGACCACATTTCTACTGAGATGGTAGAGGTTTATCTCAACAAACTTGTATCTCGCATCCACAGCGAAACTGAAGTCGTCAAGGTCTCTCCAGAAGGATCTCAGATAACAACATCTAGGTATAGAGTCACCTTTCCTCTATACGTTGATACTTCTGTTCAGGATTTGTTCGAAGTGTCCTCAGTGGCTATAGAGGTCGAGTGGCTAAAGGAGGATTAAAATGCTACAGTATCACAAAACCAAAAAGATCGAGTATAATCCCCTTCAATCTTCAACCTACCCCTTCGTGGAGAAGGACTGCAACCTCGTGGTCCTCGCTCCCACCTCTTCAGGGAAGACCATCGTTGCAGAGCAATTCATGATTCCAACAATGGAAAAAGGCTGTAAGGCCCTCTACCTCAGTCCCCTTAAAGCCTTGACGAGCGAAAAGCTCGCTTTGTGGGAGGACCTCCCTTTTTCTAGGGTCGCCTTCACGAGCGATCACAGTCGGCCAGGGATAGTTGTGCCGCAAGACCTCGTCTTGATGACAACCGAGTGCCTGGACTCGAAGTCCCGTGGAGCCCGCCAATGGCTAACCACCATAGGTTGCCTGGTCGCTGATGAAGCTCACATGATCGCTATGCCCAGAAGAGGGGACGCCTTTGAGATCGGCCTCACCCGTTTTGCCTCCCTGAACCCTTCTGCCAGGATCATCTTCCTCTCTGCAACAATCCCGAACGCTGACGAGCTGGGGGAGTGGCTCACTATCCTCAACAGCAAACCGACCGAGGTCGTGAAGACAGACTGGAGACCTGTGATCCAAGAGCACTTTTTCGTCCGAGCTCCCGACTGCTTTTGGGACTTCATCAACTTCTCTCAGCAAAAGTGTCGCGAAATCCTCCATCACCATAAGAACGAGCAGGTTCTCATCTTCGTTCATTCAATCGGCACTGGCCGCATGTTGGCAAAGGTCCTCGACATCCCATTTCATTACTCTCGTCTGTCAAAGAATGACCGTGCAGGGTTGGAGGAGGGCTTTCGTTCCAAGAAGGTGCGTGCAATGGTCTCGACCTCGACCCTCGCCTACGGGATTAACTTGCCTGCAGATGTTGGCATAATCGTGGGAGCTCATCGTGGGCCTACCCTTGTTGAGCCAGCCGACATCAAGCAAATGGCGGGGCGAATCGGAAGATACGGGCTCTCTTCCAAGGGAACGGTGTACTACATCTTCTCTGACTGGTACTTTGACCACATGAAAGAGGCCATCACCTCCATTCCTCCGATCAAGAGCGTCCTTCCCGCACGCCTCTACTTCCATCTGGTTTCTTTTGTCGCCAGAGAGAAGATGAATCTACCACAAGTGAGGAGCTTCCTCTCCCGATCTCTAGCAGCCCAACAGTACCCTCTAGATGACTACCTCTCCCAGGCTGTGGACCTCCTGACTCAATATAAGATCATCTACCGCTCAGGAGATGCCCTCACCACGTCCCCTATAGGACGAGCAGCCGCCCTCATGTATGTAGATCCCTTAGACCTTTACTTCCTCAAACGAAATCTGGGACCAAAACCGATGAGTCCAACACAAATCGCCAAGGCTTTCGCAGGCATCCCCTCCTTGGAGTACGACACCTACGTCCCTGACGGGATTGAGGGCGAGGTCAAGATGCGCTACGGTGCTCAGACACTCCTCGCAACCGGTCTCTACCAGTGGCTCACGGGCAAGCAGGTAACGGACCTTATCTCAACCGTGGTCTTCAACTTCACTCAAGATATCGACCGCATCATCTCAGCTCTCAAGATCGCAGGATTAGACAAGGTTTACCTAGACAACCTAGCCCTCATGCTCAAGAACGGAGTCCAATCCCAATATCTCGAGCTCATCACCATCCCAGGGATTGGGCGCAAACGGGCTGAAAGGCTCTGGAAATCAGGAATAAAGACCAAGAACGACCTCATCAACAACGAAAAAGTAGCCAAGAATGTCCTCGGTCCTAAGCTGTGGTACGAAGCTACCTCTTACATAAAAGACCCCAACAAGATCGTTCTTAGGTGGTGAGATCCAACCAAAGGCTACCATCTCACCATCTTCACCAACAAACAAAATGAGGCGTTGCCTCGAAAACATCATTATCAAAGGAGGGTTACTATGATAACCAAAGAATCCATCGTTAGAACTGCTGACGGAGATGAGTGGACTTTCAACCTATCTCTGCCTGAAAGTCTTCAAGAAGCTGAGGAAGTCTACGGCTCCGAGGGGGCACTCTACCTTCTCACAAGCGGCCTAATTGTGAAAGAGCAGAATGTCGCACGGGAGATGTTCCGCAATGGCAAATCCAGGGAAGAGGTTGACCAAGCAGTAGCGTCCTACCGTCCTGGAGGCGGAGCGCGCACCTCTGCTAAGGCAACTGCTCTCAAGCTCATCACTGACAAGGCTGACATCCTGAAAGAGAATCCCGATCTGATGGCCCAAGTCCAAGATGCCTTTGTAGCAGGCAAATTCAAAGATGTGGTGGAGTTGCTCTCATGAGATTTGAAGATCTCATAGACAAGCCTTTGCACGAAATGACTGACGAGGAGATTCAGTTCCTCATTGACAAGCTGACCTCAGATCAGTTGAGGGCTCTCGAATCTAAGGTGAAGAAGTCTCTCCGATCTAGAAAGGTTACCACTAAAGCCAAGAAGGAGCGGTCCGAAGAGTTCATGAAGGCCCTCCTTGGAGGGACTGATGCTGATTAGGTCTTCTGTGCTGGCCGAGTTCAAGCTCTGCCCACGCAGAGCTCATTATGCGTATGACCTCGGTCTCTTTAGGAAGGGCGGCCGCCCTAGTGTGGACCTCGTGTTCGGCAAAGCCGTGCATAAGGCCGTTGAGATCTTTCACAAAGTTGGGAGCCTGGACAGTGCGCTCCAGGCTCTCAACGACTTTGACATTCCTCCAGATCGGGATAAAAACGTTGATCGTGCGAGGCTCCTCGTGACTATGTATGCCCAAGGGAAGCCGCTTACGCTCGTTGAGAGCGAGAAGGATTTCTCGTTCAAGATCGGTCGGCACGTCTGGAAAGGAAGGTTTGACGGGATCGCAGACGTGAACGGTGCGCTCTACGTAGTCGAGCACAAGACCACCAAACCTTTTTACCTCCAGACCAAGCCTAATGACCAGTTTATTGCTTATTGGGGAGGAGCCCGCATTACAAACAAGGACGTTCAAGGCGTCATCATTAACAACTTTGATGTTGAACGGTGTGAGGTGAGACGTATTCTCGTATCCTTTTCCTGGGAGGAATTCCAAAGATGGAGGGAAGAGACTAAGCTCGTTCTCTCTTTCTATCAGAGATGCAGGACGAGCGGAATCTTCCCAAAGTCCCCCTTTGCATGTAAGGCTTACGGAAGAGAATGTTCGTACCGCATCCTCTGCACAGCAGACCCCGAAACCAGGAAGCGAATTATAGAGGACTTCTTCGAGATCAACCAGGAGGCTGTTGATTTGTCATGGTGAAATGTTCAGTTTGTGGGGCAGAGATCAAAGAGTTCTACTTCATCATCATGCGAGTGAGGGTCGGAGAGAGTGAGCCCGTTCCCCTCCCTACAAGGGTTGGCCTGTGCAAGAAGTGCGGTTCTCACACCATCTTTCTCTCAGTAGAGACCAATGATAATGAGATCATCCTTAAGGAGTACAAGAATGGGCAAGCTCAGCGAAGTGCAGCTCCAAAAGTTTGTGGTCCTTCTGATAGGGCCACCCCTTAGCGGCAAAACTGTTTTTGCCTCTCAATTTCCTCAACCTTTTTTCATTGATCTGGAGGACGGCCTCCACAGTGTAAAGGCTATACGCAAAGACCAAGGGTTGGATTTCGACTTCGATGTGATCTCCCTAACGGAGCAACCTACTGATGACCCTGACTTTGTGTCTTTGTGTGGAAAATCGTTTGCCTCCGCAAATGCCTGGGTTAAGGTCAAGAAGCTCTGTGAGGTGTTGATCAGGAAGATGCCGCAAGACTCCACTTTGATCCTGGACAACCTGAGCCGAGGATACGAAATGCTCATTGCTCACATACAGAAGACCACTAACAGGGCAAAGCTACAAATCCAGGACTGGGGGACGTTTGTAGATGAAATGGCAGATCTTGTCAACATGTTCAAATATCGTGCCAAGTGCAACGTCATCCTTATAGGACATGAGCAATATGACAAAGATGAAGGGACCGGCGAAATCCTGCGGTCATTCTTGATGCCTACAAAGGCAAAGCATCGGATTCCATCAATTGCGACCGAGCTCTGGCGACTCTACGCTGTCCCTAAAGGGCCGAAGAACAAAAGGACGATCATGCGAGTGTTACAGACCAGTCCTGACTTCTTGACCGCTGTTGGCTCAAGGTCACTCATTCCTGACATTGAGAACCCGACTTACGACAAAATTAAGCCATACCTGGAGGCAGCTCTTGGGAGGGAGCTTCCTCCTCCAACATGGACACCAAAAACTTAACGAAGGAGGTTTTGTTATGACAATTATTGATCTAGGCTATGATTTGAAGGACGTCAAGGATTCTTTTGAACCCCTACCAGAAGGTCAGTATATGTGCCGTATAGACAAGTGCACACTGACTCAATCTTCAACAGGTAAACCCATGCTCAAGATGGAATGGGTTGTCATTGATGGAGAGTTCGAGGGAAGGAGGATTTTCGACAATGTAGTTATTTCTGACCAAACAAGGTGGAAGGTCAAGCAGTACGCTGATCTCGCAGGCATAACCGAAGGAACAGCAGTTGACACCAACGACTTCGAGGGGGTTGAGGCACTCCTTGGGGTCTTCCAGGAAGAGCGAAACGACGGCAAGGGCATCACCAACAGGATCAAAACGATGACGGCTTCTGCATGATCCCTGTAGAGAAGTTCTTCGTCGCTTCTGATTTTCGCGAAGAACAAGAAGCGATAGGGGAGTTGGCCCTTTCAATTGAACGTCAAGGGCTAATTCATCCTATCGCTGTCAAACCTGTTGGTGATCGTTTTGAAGTTATTGCCGGACGCCGTCGTTTCTATGCCTTGCGAGACTACCTCAAGTTGACTCACCTCGAAGAGGGAGACCACTATGTGGTCAAAGAGGGCATGGACGCCCTCGTCTGTCAGCTCATCGAAAACATTGACAGGAAGGATTTTAAGCCTATTGAAGCTGCTCGTCTGATCAAGGCCATCCACGATCGAGGAGTAGAAGAACATGGCCGCCCTGTGCGTGGGCACAGAGGAGGGTGGACCGTCGAAGACACAGCCAAGCTCCTTGGGCGGACTAAAGGGTTCATCTCGAAAATGCTCAAGATCGCCTCCAACTCTGATCTAGTTGACAACGCTCCTTCGATTGATGCAGCCTTGAGCGAAATTGAGCGGCATGAGAAGAAAGAGGTCCTCTCTGCTGTCAGGAAAGCCCAGGTTTCTAAGGTTTCACTCCCTGATATTGAGGACTATTTCTCGTCTTATCACAACGTTGACGCCAAGACGCTGTTGTCCTCTCTGAAGGATAATTCCGTTGACCTGATCTTGACCGACCCACCCTATGGGATTGACCTGGACACTATAACTCCTGAAGACTGCTATGCGGACTCGAAGGATGACCTCCTCATAACGTTGCGCCAATGCCTCCCTGAGATGGCCAGGGTCCTCAGACCAGATCGCTACATCATCATCTGGTGTTCGTTCTACCTCTTCTCTACCGTGCATGACCTGATGGCGGAGTGCGGCCTATCCCCTTCACCGACACCGATCATCTGGTCCAAACCTAACTCTACAGGGAGGACGACCTCTCCTGATCAACGACTGGGCTCAATTGCTGAATGTGCAGTCTATGCCACCTCTGGGCCTGGAGCGGAGCTAAGCGAGAAAGGCACTCCAAACGTTTTTACGGTACATATGGTGAGAAAGGATAGAGTCCATCCTGCTCAGAAGCCTGAGGCCCTTTTAGAAAAGCTCATCACAACCTTCTCCCGTAAAGGTGACCTCGTCTTAGACGTATTCGCCGGCTCAGCCTCGACCTTGCGAGCATGTATGTCGACGAATCGCAAGTTCATTGGGTGTGAGGTCGATGAGGAGTTTTATAATGCTGGGCTCTCTTATACGTTGAACTGGTTAAATAAGTTTCATCATGAAACTTGCTCAGAGGAGGACTCCTAATGTTGATCTTTGTTATGTGCTTTCTTTGTGCTTTAATTCTTGGAGTTTGTGGAGGGAACTGGTTCTTGGCAGCCCTAATTTTTCTGTTAGGGCTTGCTACTCCGATCTTGACCGTGGCTGTTAAGATCATTTTCGCTATCGTAGACCTCATATCAACTGTGGTCTCTAACTTCTGGAGGGTGGACGAATGCGATTGACAGGACTTTTTCAGAACCTTGCAATCCCTATGGCTTTTTTCCTTCTTGGATTTTACCATTTTCTCAAGACTGACGACTGGATTCTCTTCGTAGCCCTTTGTCTAAACGGAGTGGTCCTAGGCATGCACGACTTCGCAATCGTCAGCCTGATAGAAACTGTTCATGATCTTGAAGAGATCACTTTCCTCGACAGCACTGTCAGGAGCGTATCTGATCCAAGACGTTCAAAAGACTCTTGATTAGGAGACAGCTATATGTGCTTAATAAAAATAGTTTTGAATTTCGCAATACTTATAATTTTCGTTCTTCTTGGGCTCTTCCACTATCTCAAAACAGGAGACTGGATACTGTTTGTAGCTCTTGTATTGAATGGAATAATTCTTGATGTACACGACTTCATAATCATTGACCTAATGGACAACATTCATGAGCTCGAGGTTGGTAAAGATGCGCTTAATCCAGAACATCCCAAAAACTCCTAATGGAATCTGCATCGTCGGAGAAGCCCCTGGGGCCGACGAAGAAAAGTATGGCAAACCCTTCATCGGTTGGGAGGGCCAATATCTTCGCCGTCAACTCAAAGCTGCAGGGATCAACTTCCACGAATGCTACGTCACTAACACAGTTCATGTGAGGCCGCCCAGGAATAACTACGACGCCCTCACTTCAGCTCAGATCTCTGAAGGGATAAGCCAGCTCAAAAAGGACATTGAACACTGGCGACCTAATGTTGTGATCGCCGTAGGCGCGAAAGCCCTCAAAGCCCTCACAGGGCACACCCAGATAACTCAATTCCGTGGAGCCGTCATCGAGTCCACCCTCGTCCCAGGCCAAAAGGTCGTCGCTACAATCCATCCTGGTGGCATCCTCAGAGGCGGAGAAAAGATGGGCCGCTACGAGCCCATTCAAATCCTGGACTTCAAAAAGGCCCTCCGTGAGTCAAGGTTCCCTGAAATAGTCTACCCAGAGCGCAACATTCTCTCAGTGTACTCACAAGCGAGGGCGTTGGAGCTTCTCGAATCTGTCACAGACATCCCTGATCCTGTCGCAGTTGACATCGAGACCATTGGCCCAACCCTATCAGCCTATGGAATCGCCACCAGCAAGAGTGAGGCTTTTGTAATTACGAAGGACCTCCTCCGAGACCCTACTATCCTTCGTGCAGTCGCACGATTCGCCTTCTCCTCCACACCGAAAATCTTCCACAATGCCCTCTTCGACTGCCTCCATGGGTTGGGCTACTACAAGATAATCACCAACAACATCCTCTGCGACACCATGATTGCCCAACATGCAGCATATCCGACTCTTCCTAAGAGCTTGGCCTTCTGCGCTTCTATTTACACGAACGAAGTCTATTGGAAATCGGAAGGAAAGACAATCTTCGACGACATCAAGAGAGGTCGCACTGTGGACTGGGAGAGCTTTTATATATACAACGGAAAGGACTGCTGCCTGACCTACGAGATCTACGAGATCCTGATGAAAGAGATCGACGAATGGGGCGCTCGCAGAGCCTTCGATCTCATGATGTCTCTCATCCCTCCTTGCCTCTTCGCTATGCTCCGTGGGACAAAAATCTCCATGTACAAGCTCCTCCAATTCAAAGAAGAAAACGAAAAAGCTATCGAGGTCCTCACTCGGATAAAGGACGCCGTCATCGGAGACGTAAACGTCCAGTCCCACAAGCAGCTAAAAGAACTCATCTACGATAAATGGGACATGCCCAAACAGTTCAGAGGTAAACGCCTCACAGTCGATGACAAAAAACTCGCTATGCTTGAACGCTACCCTACTCCCTATCGTCATCAAATAGGAATGATCCGCCTGCTCAAAAAATATCTCAAACGCCGAGACTTCTACAACCTCAAGACCAACGAAGATGGCCGCATTCGCACAGCCCTCAAGATCACAGGAACCTACACTGGAAGGTTCTCATCCTCGGAGTCGATCTTTGGTTCAGGGAAGAATTTGCTCAACATTCCAAAGGAAACTCGCAAGTTCTACGTGGCTGATGATGACAAGATCATGATTCAGGGTGACCTCTCCCAAGCTGAAGCTCGCATCGTCGCAGCTCTCTGCGGTGACGAAAAATGGTTGAGGGAGTTCGATGAGATAGACGTGCACAGGAAAGTTGCTGCAGGGCTCTTCAATGTCCCCTTTGATCAAGTCACAAAGTACCAGAGGAACATCGCCAAGCGTGTAGCCCATGGATGTGTCGACGGTTTCACTGAGATTCTGACTCCTTCAGGTTGGAAGTACATCAGTCACTATGACGGGACTGAACCTCTGTACATTGTATTTCCTCAGCTTGATGGTCTAGGACTGTTTGCCTATCCTGATGAGTTTGCTGAGCTTCATTACAAAGGGCCAATGGTGCATTTTAGGAGTCCTGGAATAGATCAATTTGTAACGATAGATCACTATCTTCCAATAAAGACATCGAGTGGTAGAGTGAACAAAGTCCAGACTAGTGAGCTGATAAAGAAGAAAGATGTACGCCTTCCTAAAACCGTAAAGAACATAGGCATCATTGACGAACGCCCAGAGATGCTTCAACTGTTTATCGCCTTCCAAGCTGACGGTACAGCATCTTGTAAGTACACGCTAGACTGGCACTTCGTGAAGAATCGTAAGATAGCTAGGTTGGTACACATCCTGGCATCCCTGGACATTCCTTATCATTACTACACTAATAAAGATGGGACAACAAAAATTTCTGTCCGCAAGTCTGATGTTCCAGGGTGGATTTGGAAGAAGTCTCTCAAAGACCTAGCTTTTCTAACATTGTTCAAGCACGATTGTCTGCAAGTCATGTCACGTGAGCTAACCAAATGGGATGGTCATGAAGGAAGGACTGCAAGACGCTTCATTACCACTGACATGGAGGTAGCTAAGGGAGCACAGCTTCTCCATGCTCTTTCAGGACTTGGAGGAGGCAACATCTACATAAAGCCGCCTGGAGAGTACTCAACAAAGCCAAACCTAGTGGTCGCACTAAACAACCGTAAGAACGTGAGGATAGGAGGACACATTGCCACCGTAAAGGATTGGGAGGGAACCGTTTACAACGTAGGCGTCCCATCAGGGTACTATCTCATTAGACGAAACGGTGTGATATCAGTTACAGGCAATACCCACTATGGGCTGGGCAAAATCCTCCTGAGCGAAATCCTCGGCTGCTCCCCAAAAGAGGCCCAAACCCACAAAGACCGCTACTACGAGCTGAGGCCAAAGCTCAAAGATTGGCAAGAACGGGTCAAACACACCGTAAGAACGAAACGTGTGTTGCGGACCGTGTTTGGACGTGTGATTCAATTTTTCGGACCAATTACGGACAAGCTATACCGTGACGCGGTAGCGTCCGAACCCCAATCAACGTCAGCGGACTATCTCAATACAGGGCTTGTTCGTTTGTACGAACATAATCTACCGTGGTGGGAATTTCTTTTGTCCGTGTACGATTCAATACTTTGCCAAGTCCCAGACAATCTTGATGTCATTGAAGAAACAATTCAAACAATGAAAGAGCTTGTTGAGATCGAGATCGTGATCAACGGACTCCCTATGGTCATACCTCTTTCATTCGAGCTGGGCTACTCATGGGGTGAAATGATCGAAATCGAAGACGATGACATTGAATCTGCCTACAGGAAATTGCAACGATGAGATATTGCAACTTTCTCGAACTCTACAGAAAGTACACCGAAAACACCGAAACTCCAGAGATCATCCATCTGTGGGTTGGCCTATCCACCTTAGCAGGGGCGTGCGAAAAGAGACTCTGGATCGACAGAGGGATTTTCAAGGTCTACATGAACCTCTACGTCGTCCTCGTAGGACCACCAGGCGTTGTAGCAAAAAGCACCTCGATCAACCTTGGCCGGAATATGCTCAAGAAGCTGGGGTTCAACGTCTTCGAGGATTCTGTGCTCAAAGAAAAGATCGTTCAAGAGATGTGCGAGCTAGAAAAGGCTGTTGAAGTTGATGGGAAGCCATTCTACCATTCCTCAATAACCTACATCGCTAGTGAGCTGAACGTCCTTCTCGCGTCTGGGGTGGACATGATCAAATTCCTCGTGAACATCTGGGACAAGGACGATCTGTTCACGTACAAAACGAAGAATTCGGGCATTTATGAGATAAACAACCCTTATTTTAACTTGATCGGCGCCGCCGTCCCTGAATGGTTTGGGTCCAACGTCATCGCTGACATGAACTCCACTGGATTCCTGGCCCGCTTGATCATTGTGTATGAGGATCAAAAAAGGAAAAAGGTCCCCGATCCCACTCCAACCCAAGAACAACTCGAAGCAAAGCGTGAGGCAATGAGGATCTTAGGCGAGGTCGGCTCCATGTGTGGGCCGCTCACTTTCACTCAGGATGCCACCGATTTCTATAACGACTGGTATCAAAAGCAAGACATCGACGCCACCCAGGATTACAGAATCGTCGGCTACCTAGAGCGCAAAGTCAAAAGCCACGTGCTCAAGATCGCTGGCCTCATGGCTATAGGAGACCTTAGAAAGGAGATCACTGTATCCGACCTTGAACGCGCAATCTACATCCTGGACAAGATCGAGCCCAGGATGAGAACGGCTATCCTCCTTTCGGGGGCGAACCGCATTGCTCCATACGTGCAAAAAGCTGTAGCCTTGTTGGATGCCCGTGGAGGAGAGATGTTGATAAAAGATGTAGTGCGAGCCTTTTACACAGAGCTCAACAAAGACCAGTTCAAAGAACTGATAGAACTTTTGGAGGATCTGGGCTATGCAGAAACAAGAGTTAGTGGAGGCAAGAAGTTCTTGGTTAGAACTTACAAACAGTAAAGAGGTAGCATTTTTGACATACCTGATTAACCACAAAGGAATGCTCCAGCCCATCTTAGCTCTCGATGAAGACTATGTATCGTCCTCGGAAGTCAGAGCTATGGGAATTGGGGCAATCCATAATCCACTAATCTTTCAAGGGCTGGTAGAGAAAAACATTGTAGGAACAACAGTGTTATGGCGTCTCACAGATAAAGGGCTCAAGCTTAAAAGAGCACTCATATCCATGATAGAAGCCTTAAAGGAGGTAGTGTGATGGAGACTATATCATTCAGAATTCCCGCAAACCTTAAGGCCAAACTCGAACAAGAAGCACGAGACAACGGGCTGAAGCTGAGTGATTACTGCCGGCTTCTCCTGAGCCAAAACGTCATCCTCGTGCCCAACGAATGGAAGGTAATAATGTGGAACACTCTTGGGCCAGACATTAAGACTATCAACCGCTCCCTCAATACTGCAACATCAGTCGAGGACTTTTTTGCTGGAGTTCTGAAAAGGCTTAAGCGCGATGTCAAGATCCAACCAATGGTCCTCTCTAACAAGCACGAAGTTGGCATGACATTCATCATCGGAGACAAGGAATATAATGTCATCGTCAAGAGAGAGCCTCAAATAGAACAATCTATCAGCAACATGATCTTGAATCTTGAGAAAGCCATCATGGAGGGATATGATGAAGAAAATTAGGAAGTATAACAGAGTCCTCTCCTTCGGGGCAACAGACCAACAGATAGAGAAGCTGGAGAAGGTCTCCGAGCTCGTGGGTCAGAGCGTATCGCAGGTCGTCCGGGGGCTCATTGACAGTGCCATCCCAGACATAGACCCCAACGACAGGTTTTGGCAAGCATGTAAGCAATCGGGAATCTTTAGAATAGACGTTCCAGCGCAAACTGTTGCAGCATTCATTGCATCTTTCCTTGAATTGCCCTTGACAGGAAATGATGAAATCAGTAATATAAAGATAAAGCAAAACCCTCCTCACGGGTTGTCACCTGTCTTGTGGGCTCTCCAGCACATAAAGGAGGAGATCTATGATAAAGGTCTATCTTTCGGGTCAGATAAACAGAGCAAATCCGAGGACACTCCAAAGGAGCAGGGAGGAGATCAACCTAGTGGCTAGGAGAATCTGTCTAGGGCGAGCAATTCCTGTAGCTCCAGCTCTCTGGTTCCTAGGGTACGAGCGCGATCCCAGGCTCCCAAAGGAGCCCTCTTGGTGGGTGGAGAACGTTTTTAAGGAATTCATGGTGACCTGCGACATCTTCTGCTACAAGCCCTCCTTGACAGGAGTCAAGGACGCAGTTTCGACGCTTGAGCACGAGTTGTGGAGAACGCTCTTTCCTGGGAGACCCCAGGTCTCCAGTGACGTGATCCTCGACTTTCTTTTGAACAAGCAAGCAGAGGAGGTTCTCGGTGGACCCAAAGGAGTTTGAAGAGAAGCTCAAGAATGACGAGTCCTTTCTTCGGCTGATCATAAGGTCTTTTTTCAAATACCAAGACCTTGAAGCGGTGGAGAAGGTCTACGCCTTGCCAGAGGGCACTTTTGACTCCATCTTTGCTCACGACCAAGAGTTCGAGACCAAATTCTCCTCAATGGTCGAAGAAGAGTTCAAGAGGATTCAGCGCGTCTACAGTTGGCCACGGATCAACGCTGCTCTTGACACTCTCTCAGCCCTCATGGGCTCACTTGACGATGACTCAAAGGCTGTCTCTGCGGCAACGGCCCTAGTCCGTGCTCAACAGGCTCTCCTAGAGTTCACGTCCGCAAGAGAAGGCGATGAGGACGAGATCGACCGCATCTGGAAGGAATTAGAAGATGAAGCTAGACAAAAGGAAAATTCTAAAAACAGTAGCAAAGCTAGAACAAGTGTACGGAAATGATCCTGTAGGGTGGATCAACAAGTTCATCAACTTTGATGGCCTTAAGCTCGACAAGTTAACCTGGCAACAAGAAGAGATCGCCACCTCCCTCGTTGAGCATAAGAACATAGCTGTATCAGCAGGAGGCGGAATAGGGAAGACCGCCCTCATGGCTATGCTCATCCAATGGTTCCTTATAACGCATCCCCTTGCAAAGATTCCAACAACAGCCCCTACTGCGAAGCAGCTCCACGACATCTTATGGTCCGAGGTCTCTCTATGGCTGAAAAGGAACAGGCTGAGGGACATGTATGAAACTCGGAAGGGGCGGCTCTTCATCAAAGGCTTCCCTGAATGGTACGCTGTAGCAAGGACGGTCAGCAAGGACACTCACGAGCTCAACGACACCCTCGCTGGGTTTCATGCCCGGCACTTGCTCATAATTGTTGACGAGAGTTCAGGTGTGCCCGACCCTGTTTTTACTGCTCTCACAGGAGCGATGACTGATAAGAACTCCTACATCGTCCTCATCTCCAACCCCGTGTCTACGGGAGGGTTCTACTACGATACAATAACTGATCCAGAAGGAAAGGGCAAGAACTTCAAAGTTCTGTTTTATTCAGCAAAAGATTCCCCTCTCGTTGACCCCACATTCGAGGAGTTCATCATAACTCGCTACGGCAAAGATTCCCCGATGTACAAGGCTAAGGTCTTGGGGCTTCCTATTGGAGAATATGACAGTGTTGTCGTCCCCCCAGATGTCTTCGATGAAGTTGTCAACGCGAACAAAGGATTTGACACGGGAGCTTACGTCCTCAGCGTTGATGTTGGTGGGTCTGGACCTGACGCCACGGTCTTTTGCTACCGTTGTGGAAGATCATTCTACAAGTGGGAAACCTTTGACAAGACCGATCCAACCTATGTAAGCGACCTTATAATCTCCAGGTGGCAAACCGACTTCCAGGGCAAGCCCTTCACTTGCGTAGTGGATGCTCACGGAATAGGAGCCGGGGTTTACTCCAATCTCACAAAAGCTAACAAATTCCCTGTGATTGGCTTCATTGGTCCCCAGAAGGCTTTCCATCAGGAGATGTTCCAGGATAAAAGAGCAGAAGGGTTCTATCATCTGCATAAGAACTTCAAGGATTTCCAATTTCCTGTCCCTCCTCCACAGAGGCTCAAGAAAGAGCTTGCAAACCTCAAGTTCGACTACTCTGCAGGCCCGATCAAAATGGAAGATAAGCGATCTTTCAAGAAAAGGCTCGGTTTCTCTCCTGATTACGCTGACGCCATGATGATGTCATGTGCTGTTGAGAACTTTACGGCTCTTTCTGCTTCAAGAAAAGTTTCAAAAAGGGCTGTGTCCATTCTTTCAGCCCTCCGTCAGAGATCGAGAGAAACGAAATACGGAAAATTTGGAAAATTTGTCCAATAACCCCTTTCCCTCTCTTGACAACTCACCATATTTATGTTAGCCTCCAAACAAGGAATAATCCATTCGTACTTGTCTGGAGGCAAATTTGGGCATCTTCAACAAAAAACGCCAACCGTCGAATGTCCCTCGCAAGGTCTACGGTTCTGTAGGCTACTATGAACAGCTCAAAGGTCTCCCAGACCTTGAGTTCATGTCTGAGCTCTCCCCACCTGAAGGTCTTGAGAAGTTCCGCCGAATGGAGAGGAATGATCCGATCATCGGTGGGCTTTTGTTGCGGATACGCAACATCCTTCGCAGGATAAAAACAGATGTCATTGGTCCCCACGCCTCCTTCGTTGACGCCCAGCTCAAACGCCTCCCACTTGATGGCATCATCATGGAGATGTCATCTGCCCTAACCTATGGGTTTTATATCGGTGAGATGATCTGGACTGTTGAGGACGGTCGGGTCGTTCTCACCGATATTGAGCCCAGATTTCAGACTTCAATTCGCAGGATCGACAGAAAAGGCAACGTTGTTGAGCAGCAAGCTCAAGATGGAGTTAAGGAAATCCCTTACACGAAATGCCTCCATCATATTTTCGTGGACGAAAACAGAAGTCCTTTTGGGGTTTCCCTCCTGCGCCATCTCTATAAACCTTATTACTACAAGGTCTCCTGTGAAGCGGCTGAAGCTGTTGGAGTTGATAGGGATCTCAGTGGGCTCCCTGTGTTGACTGCCCCTGAAGGGTTTGATTTTACGAGAGCAGACTCCGATCTCCCTGATTATGATGAGTCTGTTGCTGAGACTCTCCAGTGGGCAATGAACTTAGTGTCGGACATTCGCAAGGACTCGCAGCAAGGAGTCGTTCTACCATTTGGGTGGCAACTTGAGCTCATCCGTGGTGCAGGGAACTCCACAATCGACACTACCACGATTATTCAGCGGTACAACACAGAGATGGCAGCGGGACTCCTAGAAATGTTCATGGCTATCGGTCAGGGGGCATCAGCATCAAAAGGAAATGTTGAAGCTCATCTCAGGGACTTCATCCTGTCCTGCGACGCTTACGCGAAATCAATGCAGGACACGATTAACAACCAGCTCATCCCAAAAATCTGTGAATACAACGGGTTCACCACCTATCCCAAGGTGGAGTTCTCGACAACAAACGTGTCTGATCTAGCTGATCTGGCATCATTCGTCGCAAGACTGGTTAAGTCCGGTGTCATCACCCCGACCATTCCGATTGAGAAAGCTCTGCTAGCAATCGCTGATCTGCCGTACACCGACGATGAGAGCCAGTTCAAGGAGGTCTTAGGATAATGCCTCTACCAAGTCCTGAGAAAGGTGAAACGAGAAAGGATTTCATCAACCGGTGCATGAAGGATAAAAGAATGATCAAGGAGTTCAAGGACCGCTCACAAAGGTTCGCGGTTTGCAACTCTCTTTATGATAAAAAAGAAAAAGGAGCTACAATCATGGCCTTCACACACAATTCAAAGTTTGCTTCTGATGAGCCAGCCTGGAGTGAGGTCGATAAGGCTGCTCTTCCAAGGGTGGCCTTCGCAGACCAAGGGGACCCTGACAAGAAGTCCACCTGGAAGTACCCTCATCATTGGGTTAAAGGTGGGACAAAAAAGGACAAAAACGGAGTCTGGATTGACGGCACTCTCTATCTCCACCGTGGTGGCCTCAAAGCTGCATGGGCTGCTGCAAATGGGGCAAGGTCTGGACAGAAAGCATCCCAAGCCGTCATGGACCATCTCCAGAGCCATCGCAAAGCTGTAGGAATGGGAGCCGAAGCAGCCCTGATCGAGAGCCAATGGGCGATTGATGAGAGCTGGCTCAAGGTCATGTATGACGCAGCTACGGGAAATGGTGACATCGAGGCACTGCTGATTTTCACAGGGATAGGAGAGGAAGATGACGAACTCAATGTTATCGACAATGTAGCTGTGATAGATGTCGTTGGACCTATTTTTACCAGGGACAATCTTTTCACCATGTTCGGGATAGGGGTGTCAACTGAGACCCTAGTAAAGAAGCTCAATGCCGCTTTGGAAGATAGCAGAGTTGAGAGGATAGTCTTTTCCTTCGACTCCCCTGGTGGTCAGGTCACAGGGATAAATCCACTGGCGTTGAAGATTAAACAGGCCAATGACATCAAGCCCGTGACCGCATACGTCCACGGGTCTGCTGCATCTGGAGCTTACTGGCTGGCCTCTGCTGCTGGGGAGATCATCGGGGACTCAACATCAATGGTCGGCTCCATCGGGGTCGTAGCCACAATGAGGAGGAAAGCTGATGACGAGATCGAGATCGTCAGCTCCGTCTCCCCGAACAAACGGCCCGATCCAGAGACAGAAGAGGGCCGAGCTGAAATCGTGAAGGTCCTTGACGCAATTGCTGATGTCTTCGTAGAGACTGTAGCTCAAAACAGAGGAGTGACAAAAGAGTACGTTCTAGATAATTTTGGGCGCGGAGGGATTGTTGTTGGACGACATGCCCTTGATGTAGGAATGATCGACAAGATCGACACGTTTGAAAATCTTATCAAAGGAGGAGAACAAATGAAGATAACCAAGGAAGTTTTGGCTAAGGAGGCCCCTGAGCTTCTAGAAGAGATTGTGAAAGAAGCAAGGGCGGAAATCGAGGCCAAGTATGCGAGCTTACAAAGGGAGGCCTTTGCTCAGAGGCTTGGGAAGGTCGTGGGTGAAGATCAGGTTAAGTTGTTGATGGAGCTCTACTCTAAGGTCGAGGAAGATAAGATCGTAGCAATCGCAGAGGAGTTCGCTAGGCTCCAGAAAGTCATTGATGACCTTGGGTCAGCAAAGGGCTCAGACGACATCCCTTCTGAGGACAGGGAGCCTACGTTGGAGGAGCTCAAGGAGATCGCTGACGCAAAAGGGATCTCTTTGACCGAAGCACGGGTTGAATACGAGAAGATGCTAAGGAGGTAAGCTATGGGTTTCTATGAGAAGAATGTTGTAAAGACCAGCGTGGTCAACTCTTCTTCGTCTCTTGAGGACAAAGAGGGCTTCGCTGTAAAGGTTGACGGTACGTTGACCAGCTCAGCCGGAGATTACGTGTATGGAATCATAAGCAAAGGCCGTCCAGCTGATGAAGCCAGTGAGATCATTGTGAGTGGGGAGTGTGAGGCAGAAGTAAACGCTTCTTCTGCAATATCTGTTGGTTCTCCTCTAACTGGAGGCGCTGACGGTAGGCTTATTCTCGCGACTGTCGGTTCTCATATAATTCGCGCTATAGCGAAGGAAGCTAAAGCGTCTGGAACAGGCAAGATCAAAGTCATACTTTACTAAAGGAGGTAGAAAATGCCAGCTTGGTATGATCAGATAAAACCGAAGTTTGTTGCTGGCGTAGCCAACATCTACGCCGCTGAAGCAGGGATTACTGCTTTCGACCTTTTCCCTAAGGTTAACTCTAAGCAGCTCTCAGGCTACATTGCTAAGTATAGCAAGGAGGACTGGGCGAGGATAGGCGATCTCAATGACTATAAACGCCAGGGATCATCTGAGAGTGCTGGAGACGACTACGCAGTGACCTCGCAAGCGTATACGCTTGATGAGTTCGCTTTCCACAAGGACGTTTCTAAGGATGACAGGAACGAATATGATAATCCGTTTGACCCTGTGAGGGATGCGACTAGGTTTGTCCTGCACAGGCTGAACAGGATCTTGTTGCAGAACCTTGTTTCCACACTGCTCACCAGCGGGGTATGGGGGACAGACCATGATGAGAACGCTTCTACTTGGGACTCGAAGACCAGTGGTGAAAGCGACGTGGACCCCGTAGAGAAAGTTCTCACGTGGCATCAGGAAATCGAGAGCGTCACTGGGTTTAAGGCAAACAGGATCGTCATGTCTCCTGACGTGTACTATGCTTGTAAGCTCAACACCTATATCACCGCGAGGATGAAAACAACCTCGGATAAGGTCGTGACCACCGACCTTTTGGGGAGGTTGTTCGAGGTAGAGAAGTTGTTTGTGCTGAATGCAGTTAACTCTGACAGCGATGACTACATGTGGTCTGGTGGCTTTCTGTTGTATTACGCTCCTCCAAGGGCGTCCAAGTTCGAACCCTCAGCAGCGTACAACGTCACCTACAAGGGAAATGCCGGAAACGTGTTGACCAGGACTATTCCGATGCCTTGGAGAAATGACTCCCTGCGCATCGAAGCGGCCTTCAAAACGAAGCCACTAGTCATCGGTGCGGATCTTGGAGTTTACGCTTACAACTTGGTGAGCTAATCATGCAGGAGAACGACCTTCTACTCGAAGTAGGGAGTGAAGCCCTAAACGATCTCTCTGATGAAGAGAAGATCGCAATATTGAATAAGTATGAGAGCGGTCAGGAAACCCTGGCTGCTCTCAAGGTCTTCTCCATCCTCATGAAGAAGTTTAAGCCTACGTATAGGATGGGGAAGATGTATGAGGACCTCTCGGCTAAGTATGAGAGGTATAGGGATATGTACAACTTGTACGCAAAAATGGTGAGAGCAGGCCGCGTAGGAGAGGACCCCGACAACATCACGAAGTATGACGTTGATAGGTGGAAATGGCCATCACAAACACGGTAGCGACGTTCAAGCGAAGAAGCGGGACTGGTCACGGATCTTTCACGAAAGAACTCATCGGAGAGTATGCGATCTGGCTTGAGCAGTCCTCTGTATCTACACAGAGAAGGATAGGGTCCTACGCTAACGAGCAGGATATCCCCGATGGGACGTTCTTTCTCTTTGAAGATATAGACCTCACGGACTGCTACATAAATGTAGATGGAGAGGATAGGCCGATTATCGCTTTTGACAGGTTCTTGGACAGGAATGGGGAGTTCCACCACATCGAAGGGGCTTACAGCAAATGATCTCCATTGAGATAAAGCCTACTCCAGAGACAGTTAGGCTCATGAAAAATCTTGAGGGCTCCAGGGAGTTGTTAAGGCATAATCTAAGAGTGTCCATGCGCAGGAGCCTGCGAGACATCGCAGATAAAACCAGGCAGCGATTGACAGGCCCAAGACCTTCAAGGTTGGACATCGTGACCAAGAGGCTGTACAACTCCATCGGTTTTGTTGTAGGACGATGGGAAGGAGACACTTTAGCAGGACGTGTAGGATCAGATGTCCGCCACAGAAGGTTCGTACCCTACGCTGCTGTACATGAGTTTGGATACTCGAATCCAGCACAACGAGTGAAGGCACACCAGAGAATGCAGACGCATATCTTTGGAGTTCCTGTAGCACCATTTCTGGTGGACGTTAGTAGCTATGTGAGAAAGATGAACATTCCAAGGAGAGCATACGTTTCGCCAGCAATTGAAGAGGTGACTCCTTCATTTAGACACCTGATTGAGAGATCTGTAGTAAACGCCTTGAATGGAAAGGTAATGCAGTGAGCAGGCGGGATGCAATCTTAGACAGTTTTAAGCAACTCCTCTCGACGATAACGACCGCAAACGGATACAACTGCGACGTGGCAAAGGTTGAGAGGAAAATGCTCTACTGGGACGCCGAGGAATCTTTCCCTGTGCTGATGGTCCTTGGAGGGAATGAGGAGTTTGAGGACACCCTGGGAAGCGTTGTTTACTCTACGTTGCACATACGAATAAGAGGGTATTCGCAGGACTCCACTGATCCTGAGACAGCGCTTTGCAACATCATCGCAGACGTTATCAAGGCAATTGACTCACAAGACAACCCTTACAGGAACGAGACCACATTCATAAGATTGGAGACCGACGAAGGATGGTTCAACTTCCAGGAGCAAGGATTTGGGTACTTTGATCTTGAGATCACGGTCCTCTATAGCTACGAGAAAGGGAATCCATGAAAGAGTGGCCTAAAAACTGTTTAATCGGTGTCGCACAACCTTTGACCTGGCCTTACGTTCATTCATGGACACACTTGTCCATGATGGGCATGGATCGCCCAGATCTGATCGTGCTCGACACCCCTAGAAGTGGAGATCTTGCGGAGAAGAGAGAGGCACAGACCAAAGCTGCGATCCAAATGGGATGCACGCACATAGTCTACCTCGATGCTGATATGGTCTTCCCCAGAGGGGCATTGTGGGACATGATGGAGGTGATTGAGGACGGGCTAGCGGATATGTGCGGGATTGTCTGTTACAGAGGTGCGCCGCCTTATGACCCGTTGATCTGGGGAAAAGAGGAAGACCGCCTCCTCGTTCCATTCAAAGACTACCAGTTCGGAGACCTCGTCGATGCAGGGGCGACAGGCTGTGCCTGCTTGATGGTGAAGACATCAATTCTCAAGATCGTCAACCCTCCTTATTTCCAAGTCTGCGAGATCAAGGAGGGAGAGAAGATCATCAAAAGAGGAGAGGACACCTACTTTACGAAGAAGCTCACGTCAGCAGGAGCAAGGTTAAAGATCATCACAACATACGACATCGGGCATATAAGAGAAATGCTTATTGATAGAAATGTTTGGCTCATGGGGTTGCTCATGAGCAAGCTGAAGACTCCGGAGCGAGTCGTCCAGCTTTTGAAACAATTAGAGAAGGAGGAGAAAGAAAATGGGAACACCGTTGATGGGTAGATATGCTTCAGTGAAGCTTGGAACCGATTTGATCGCCAACCTTGGGAACTGGTCAATTGACATCAACATGGATGATATTGATGTGACTGCCTTTGGAAGTGTTTGGGGAAAGAGTATGCCTGGGTTCCAGAGGTGGACAGCAACGATCGAGGGATACTATGATCCAGCGGACACCAATGGACAAGCTGCCCTGCAGGATGACGCCCTTTCAGCCACGAAGATTACGAACATAAGGTTTTACATTGATTCAACTTCTTATTGGACTCCTGACGTTACAACGGACTCTGAAGCTGGATGCTACATAAACACAGTGAGCATCAGGCATGATAAGGCTGGGGTCGCAGCTGTAACCTATAACGTTCTTGGCTATGGACCACTAACACTTGTGTAAGTTTCATGATGAAACTTGCAAAGGAGGCGTTATGCTGAAGCTCAAACGATTCGACAAACCTCAATGGTTTGACATGCCACAGGTAGAGGGGGTCAGGCTTCTCATAAAGCCTGCCTCCTTCAAAAAGACAACCCAGTTGCTCTCTTCTACGAAGCGCAAGGTTAAAGTTGACGATGAGTACGTAGACGTTTACGATGATGGAGCCTTCGCGCTGAAGCTATTCAAAGAGCTCCTGGTGGACTTTGAAGGAGTCGAGGCTGAAGAGGGAATGTCGAAGGATGAGGTGAAAGAGTTACTGTACGAGTATGAGATCTTCAGGAACTTCGTTTCCGAGAAGGCGAACGATCTCTACAAACAGGTTGAACAAGAACTGGAGAAAGAGTTAAAAAACTAGATGAGCTCGCAAGGTGGATCAAAGAAAAGCGTGAAACAAAGTTTTGGTGCGACAAGTGCTTGGAGTTCTATAAGAAGAAAGGCAAGCGTCCACCTTGTGAGCAATGTTTCCCAGGGGTTGACAGGGCTAACGTCGACGCTTGGGAGATTTACAAGCTCGTTAGCTTCGAGCAAATGGGACCGACAACGGAAGGAATCTTGAAGGTCGCAGAACTAATGGAAGTGGAGGACCCTGTTGAGATCTTGTATAAAGTAGGGAGGCTCGTAAGTGCCAGCCAACAGAGTTGAGTATGAGCTGTACATAAGGGATAACGCCACAGGCCAGATCAAGAAGCTGTCTGATGTCCTGGGCAGTGCTGGGGAGAAAGGCGCGAGTGCTGCCAAGAAAATTACCAGATACTCGAAGGACGCCAACAGAGAGATGCGCAAGTTGAGTAGTTCAGCCTCCCAATTAGAAAAGACCCTTGGCAGGCTTCAGCGAACAATTGTAGCATTTATGGGCGTGTGGGCCTTCAGAAAGATCACCCAGGGATTTGCGGGGCTCGTTCGCTCAGGCATCGAGTTCAATAAAACAATGGAGCAGACCAGGATAGGAATTGGGGCCGTCCTTGCAGCTCAGACGCGCATCACTGACGCAATGGGGCGTGAACTCCGAGGAAGGGAGAAAATCCTGGCTGCGCAGAAAGTTGCTGTTAAGATCCAGCAAGACCTCCTTCAGGCAAACCTCAAGACCGCGGCCACATACCAACAACTGATTACCATGTTCCAGCAAGCCCTCCCTCATGCACTTGCTGAAGGGTTCAGCATTAAGCAGGTTGAAGAGTTCGTGACGGCCATGTCTCAGGCTGCGACTGCAATGGACATCCCTTTGAACATGATGGCCGAGGAAATGCGAGCAATGCTCAAAGGGACAATCACTGCAAAGAACACCCTCATCGCGACAGCTCTAGGAATGGAAAAGGATGTCATCAAGAGACTCCAAGGACGTTCAGAAGAGCTCTTCGACTACATCATGGGAAGGTTGCGGGCCTTCCAGCTCTCATCCCCTGACGTACTCTCGACCTGGGAGGCAACCTTCACTAATATGAAGCAAGCGTTCTCTCAGAGCATCGGTGAAGCACTGCAGGAGTTCTTTGAAGTGAATAAGGATACCATGCGTGAGCTAGCTGACTTCTTTAGATCAGAGAACTTCAAAGAAGGAGTAAAAGCTCTAGGAGAACTCCTGCTAAAAGCAACTGAACTAGCTGCTAAGATGATTGAGCTTGCTGGAGAGGAACATAAGAAGAATGTTGTTCCTTTTGAGATACAATCAGCATTAGCTACAGCAGAGGGCAGGCTTAAGGTCCTCAAAGAAATGAAAGAGATAGCTGAAGGTGGCGGCGGACTGAAGGGGAAAGCTCTCAGACTCTTTGGCGGCGTGGATAGAACGGCAGAGGATTATCAGAGAGAAATAGATCTACTGATAGTAAAAATTGGTCTCCTCCGAGAAGAGGAACAAGAGTACATCAAGAAGAATAGTGCGTGGTACAAGAAGTTTTTGGAACTCCAGAAGCAGCTTCACAATGAAAGCTTCAAGATAATTGCGCAGACTAAAGCAGGTGAAGAAGAAAGAGAAAAGGCTCTGGAAGACTATGCAAAAAAACATGTAAAAGTTGTTGACCGAATCAAGAAATCCACCCTCGATGAGACCAACTACAAACTCTGGAAACTCAAAGAGTGGTATGAGGCAACAAAGAAGGTCTACGAGAAAGCTGGAAAGGACACTACGGAGCTGAAGCTCCAGTACATTAGAGAACAGTTAGAGATAGAAGATGAAGCTGCACAAAAGATAGAAAAGATCAGAGAAGACCTCGTAGACAAGACTAAGAAGTTCACTCTTTCCGAGGTCGAATACAAGAAGTGGGCTTTGGCCCAAGAGATCAAAGCCCTTCGAGAAAAAGCAAAAGGAAACAAAGAGCTCCTCGACACCATAGAGCGTTACTACAAAGCTGCCCTCGCCAACATTGACAAAGAGGCTGCTGAAAAGGCCGCAAAAGCCCGTGAGAAGGCAGAAAAAGAATTCAAGCGAATGCTTGAGCGCATCCAAGATGCTACAGCAGACACCCTTTACGATATTTTCACTGGGGCTATAGATTCTTGGAAAGACCTTTGGGACAGAGCAAAAGATTACTTCTTAAGGGTCTTAGCTGAGATGGCAGCCAAAGCTGCAATGACCAAGATTATCATCCCAATAGTGACCGTAGCTTCTAGCGGAGGTGGACGAGCCTACGCAGCAACAGGAGGAAACATCTCTGAGCTTGGACTCATTAAAAGTATTCCTGGCATTGGTGGATTCCTGAATACCCCAGTTCTAGGCACAGCGTATGCTAACAATGTTCCTGGTGCTCAGGTCCCAACTTGGGGAGGCGTTCTCGCAGCGGCAGGACTAGGCTCTTTTGGATACGGAACTCTTGGAAACTGGATCGGGCTGCCTCAGAGCAAGTATAGCCCTTTTACATCTGGAGCTGGAGCAGGCTTAGGATTTGCTGTAGGCGGCCCAATCGGAGCAGGCATTGGCGCACTGATTGGAGGAACGCTTGGAGGACTCTTTGGGCGTGACAAGGTCAAGAAGTTCTATATGAACTGGACTGGCTCAGGGTTCCAATGGAAGAGGGTTCCAGAAGAAGTCCAAAAGTACATCACTGACACAGTCACCAAGTACCAGGATGCGCTAATAGACATGCTCGGTGATGCAACGGAGCAAGTCTTCCTCACAGGCGTAAAGCAACCAATCCATGGTGAGGCGAAGTTAAAAGAAGGCAACTTGAAACGTGGGGCTCTGAACATAATAGAGCGTTATTTTGAGCACGGGTTTTCGCAGATAGACGATGTATTCAAAACTTATTTCGAGGAGACGCGCTCTCTACCAACAGAACAATATGCAAAAGAGCTAGAACGACGCATCCAAAAAGCTTCTCAATTCGCGAAAGTTGCAGAACGGTTCCCTGAAATGTACGATGCTCTTACCGAGGCAACTGATAGAAGCATTGACAATATTCTGCAATACTACAATCAGGTCGCACAAATTGAAGATCTTCAAGCAAGTCTCATCCCAAAATACAAGAGCTTGTCTGAAACAGGGGCAGCTTTGCGTGAATACTATGCGAAGATATATTCTTTGCCCGAAGAAACCCTATCGGAAGAAAATATAAGAGCTGCAAAAAAGTGGCTGGAGACAGCTAACCCTAAAGATGTTGTTGACGCTGCTGCATCTATGGGAAGAACGGTAGATGAGCTGATATCTATGATCTATAGGCTGAATGATGCTTTAGACAGCCTACAACGCAACCTAACAGCAACAATAAATGCTCAATACAGAATGGCTACACAATTAGGCTCCCCTACGCAGGCTTATGGACTAGCGGTCAAATATATAGCTAGCAAGTATAGCCTTGATGTAGCCCAAATAAATAAAGAGTTGATGGATAAAGTTGTTGACTGGTTTATTACAGCTCCAGCAGAACAGGTAATGGACACTTTGGAAGCTTTAGGAGTAACAACAGATGAATTAGTTAGCGATATTTCACTTTTTTATGATTCCTTAGAAAGGCTGTCCAATGTTACAAAAACCTCTACAACAGCTACTAATCAGATCGTAGACAACGCAGAAGCCATCCGAAGCACTCTTCTGTCTCTAGCATCATCCTTCTACGACGCCTCTACTTATGCGGATTACTTACTATATCAGCTAGGAGAACGATTCAACACCAACTTACAGGGGCTCTCGTTAGAGGCTGTGTCAGATAAAATTAAAGAAGTGCTCCTCATGTCTACCAAAGACATAGAAAGCATTGCCTCTGATCTTGGAATAACAGCAGAGGAGTACATAGGTACTCTCAACAGCATTTACTCAGCATTATCTGCAGTTAAAGACGAGCAGGCCAGATTAGCTGAAGAATATAATTCTCTTGTGGACCAATACAGAAACGAGATCATAGACTCACTGCGACAAGAGCACGAAAGGCTTGAAAGTGAATTTGAGGAAGCCAAGAGAGCATATGTTGATGCTCTACAGTCCACTGTCGACGCCTTAGAAAATGCTGTAAAAGACATTAAGGACTACATTGGAGAGCTCTCATCTACTGACGAAATGCTTTCTCCTACTGTCCGGCTAGCCAAGGCTCACGCGATGTTTTCATCTGTGGCAAGGCAGGCATTGTCAGGGGACACGGAAGCTTTAGCCAAACTACCTGAAGCCAGCAGCGATTTTCTAGAAGCTAGCATGGCAGTAGCCGGAACATGGGAAGACTACGCTAGAGACTTTGCTGAAGTAATGAAAGTGCTCAATGAGGCACAGGCTCTTGGAGAAAGGGCTCAAAAGACTTACAAGAATGAGCTAGAGACACTAGGAGTTGTAGCTGAATCAACCGCAGACTTGAAAAAACTAGAATCCGAATACTATGCCGCAAAGAAAGCTTTGGATGAAAGTCTTTACAATCAGGTGGTCCTAGCAGATGCTCAAAAAATCAGTTGGCTAGAGAAAATAAACGCCACGATGGAAGCGTTCAACTTGAGTGTAATGGAGGCTATCAATAAGGTAGCATCTGATGCGGCCACAGAGGCCATGAGGAAAAACTCACCTACTACTTCTACTGCTGATCTCTATAGCGAGCTACACTCTGTAGCCCAATACCTGGGCTTGAACCAAACACAAGAGCAAATTCTTTACACATCACAAGGTGTTGCTGAAGCACTACGACGCGTCAAGGAAAGGAATGAGGCTACAATAGCCTACCTGAACAGTATGCAAGTATCAGCAGGTACTGCAGAGTACCTCCTTTCCACGCTTTATGGCAAGATGAAGGCCAGTGGGTTTCAGCATGGTGGAGTTGTAAGTGGACCTGTGACTGGGTACACAGTCCCTGTGACTTTTCATGGGAGGGAATATATAACGCCTGAAGAGGGGATCACAGGCCTTAAAAATGAGCTAGAAGAGATCAAAGAAATCCTGACCATGCTTATGAATACAAACGGTGACCAGAACAGCTCACTAAAGAAGATTTACAATATAATGGACCGAGTCAACCAAGGGAACACCTATTTACGGGTGAGCAGCGTATGAGACTTGCTAGGCTAAGCGATATATCATTGATCTATAGCTCCGTCGCCGGTTCAACATATGCCGAGTGGTCATCATCTACGACCTATGCCACTGGGGACACAGTAAAGGTTACTTTGGCAAGTGATGGTGTGACAGAGAGAACACCTCATGAAGAGTACGAGTCCCTAGCAGACAGTAACACAGGAAATTATCCTCCAGATAATCCTGATAAATGGCAGTTGCTGGGAGCCACGAACAGATGGAAGATGTTCGATGACTACGTTAACACGCAGACGGAGGACACGACGGATATAGTAGTTGAGATAGACTCCAGCAACACTAACATTGTCGGGCTCTTTAATCTCCAAGGTGAGACTGTCAGACTGACAAATATCGTTAACACTGAACTGTTCACAGATGGCGACATGTCATCGGACTCTTTCACGAAAGGCACTGGATGGACCTATGACTCAACGGATGAGGAATATGACTGTGATGGTAGCCAAACAGAGGATTCACAGCTCTATCAAGACATCAGTGTAACTGAAGACAGCAAGTACATCATAAAGTTTACGGTCAAGAATTACTCAAGTGGGTCTATACGGCCGGTGGTCGGTGGTGCTGAGGGAACAGCCGTTTCAGCCGATGGTAGCTACACTGAGATCATTACTGCTGGGGCATCTACTGTTTGTGGACTGATGGCTGATAGCGACTTTGTCGGGTCCGTTGACGACCTGTCATTGATGCGGGTTTCCAATGATGAGACAACAGAGATCCAACTAGATGAAAGCTACACCCCAGACTACTGGTATTACTTCTTTGCAGATTTCACTTATAGAGAGGATTTGGTGTGGTCGTACAGCCTCTACCATAATGCAAAGTTGAGGATCGAGATCAGCCCTCAAAGTGGCGAGGCCAAATGCGGAATGGTGGCAATAGGAAAGGCCGTTGAGCTGGGGTCCACCATGTATGACATATCAACTGGAATAATTGACTACTCTCAAAAGAGTACAGACTCATTGGGTCGAACTTACCTGGCTCAGGGCAACTACGCCAAAAGGGTAAGCCTCACAGGGTGGCTCAGAAATGAAAACCTCGACATAGTGATGCAAGCATTGGCTGATGTACGAGGCACACCGATAATTTTTGATGCGAACAATGACGATTGTGACTACCAGGCTCTGATCGTTTATGGGTTCATAAAGGACTTTGAAATTATTATCCCTGGGCCGAACGTAAGCAAGCTAGAAATAACCGTGGAGGGCTTAACATGACAACAATAGACACTGAGATAAGCCAGTTTCCAACTCCTCTTCCTGACCGAGACAACGATACACCGAATGAGTTCTCTGATCATGTGGACAACCTGCTCTCGCATTTACCGACGTTCGTAAGTGAGTGCAATGCATGGGCAGATGAGGTGAATGCGCTTACACCTGAGATTGAGGAAGCCAATGACAGGAGCAACGATCTTATAACATCACTTGCTGGAACTGCTCTTTCTGGGACATCGTCAACAACTCTTACAGTTGGAAGTGGCAGCAAAACGTTGACCACGGGAACAGGAAAGGAATGGGTTCCAGGGCACAGGGTCAAGATAGCATATCAGAGTGACCTCACGATATCTATGGAGGGAGAGGTCACCTCTTACAATAGCTCTACTGGGGCTCTTACTGTTGATGTTGATAGCGTGAGTGGGTCGGGGAGCTATAGTTCTTGGAGTATCTTTACAATACCGGATGTGTGGTCTTACAAAGGGGTGCGCCGTTACAAAAACAGTGCGCTAAGAACTCAGGGCGGACCGTCTTTACTTCCTCTAATTTTTGGCACATGGAGTGATGTTTTCCAGGGAAAGACGATTGAATCTGCTGAATATTGGGACGGTAGCTCATGGGTAGACTGGTCTAGCAAGATCAGTGACCTTCAAAAATTACTTGCTGGAAGACGGGAGACACAAGTTGAGATAACTGAAACTTACCATAAGTTTAGGTTTACTATTGATGCTGGCGAAAGCTTAAATTTGGGAATTATTCACGTGTTTTCTCACTGGACAACCGGAGGGCCATATCCTTTCACTCTTACCGCAGAGACCTCTTCTGACTTGAGTAGCTGGACCTTGAGGGCATCAGGTTCTTTCTCTGATGGTCCTTACTACTGTTCACTTCCTGTGGACTATCATGGCACGGAGAATTACTGGAGACTGACGTTCGATATTGACATCCCAGCAGGGGAAACACATCGACTAGGAATGGTCCGTGGGCTCTCTGCAACACACTGGACGGGGGTTTTTAGAGGAATCCCAATCAGTTGGGACTGGAGAGGCACTCTTTTTGACAAGAACAACGTCACCACCCAAGCAAGAATCTCAGGCCTGATAGCAGGTGAAGACCTCTCAACGAGGAGTGCTGTAGCCATTTCTGCTGATGATGGCAAGATCTACAGTTTTAGAACTTTTTCTTCATCCTTCCTGGAAACACTTCCAGAAGAAGCAGCAGCCGAATATGTTGATGTTGCAGCTCTAGACTCCACACACATTGTAGTAGCGTACCAATCTGCAGCTACTAACTATGGTCGCGTGGTCGCTGGGACTGTGGATTTATCAGGTGATGTTACATGGGGGAGCCCAGTTACATTCCAATCTGCTACTACTAAACATGTAAGAGTTGCAGCTTTGAGTACAACAAGTTTCGTAATCAGTTACGGAGTACTAGGGCATGCCTATGTCATAGCAGGAACAGTGTCAGGTACATCAATCACTCTAGGGACAGCAACGGAGCTGATAGGCAGCACATCTTATAGCACTGATGTGTGCATGCTGGATTCTACTCATTTCTTAGCAGGCTACAGGTCTGATGGAAATACATACGCAAGAGCAGGCTCAGTAAGTGGCACTTCAATTACGTTAGGAACAGCGTACACAGTACGCTCACGCACCTGTGTAGATGGTGACTATGTTAGCGTAACAGCGTTAACCAGTGAACGAGCAGTGATACAGGATTATTCTTTAGATGACAACAGCAGTATCATTGAAGCTGTTTTAATAGATCTGGACACACTTGATATATCATCTATTGATAGCACGACAGTAGACTACAGATGCGGAGACGTAGTAGCTATCAGTCAGTATTACTTTCTGAGTGTACGCCTTGAGAGTAATACATTGAGGCTGTATTTATATCAGCTAGGGGCATCTTCTATAAGTGTGAAAGATAATCAAACGATCACAACCGATGTCACCAGTGATATAGTTACGATGGCTAAGGTGACTGATGACAAGGCGATAGTTCTGTTCCGTCAAGACAGTGAGAGTAAGCTAGTGCTGGTTAGTCGCATAGATAACTCAATTAAATGGTTCAACAGCTTTATTGAAACTGCAATGCCTGCTCCAGGTGATTCTTATGTTGTAAGGGGTGATACGCTGAACTCATCGAGAATCACCTTAGTGAGCTATAGTTCACTCCAAGCTCAAGATATCAATATGGCCTTCTTTGGACCCACTGGCATGACTTGCGAGGCTGTATCTAGTGGAGATGAGGTCGATGTGTACAGAGGAGGCATCATCAGTGGATTCTCTGGGCTTACACCAGGGGCAACCTACCACGTTGATGCCACAAACACGTTGATGGCTGCTGCAACGGAGGCCGAGCTTGGGAAGTACTATAAAGTAGGTGTGGCAAAGTCCGATACTGAACTTTTGGTAGAGCTAGGAGAGACCATATGAAAAGGTTGATTTTGTTGTTGATAGCATGGATGGTTTGCGGGGCATGGATGATAGCTAACCCTCAGACAGGGGAAGTGATAGAGTCATCAGACGTTCAGGCAGATAGCACAGGCAGTCATTCAGTGGTAGAATTTGAAAGACCGCCAAACTTTGCCCAGATATACTGGGATACCTGGCAGATAATTCTTACGAACCCCGAAGAGGAGACATTGTTGTTCCGATGGGTAAGAGGGGTTACAGCTTCCCTGGGATATATCAGAACACAAAGAGATTGCGATGATTTCGCTATTATAGCTAAAGCTGTCCTGGCTTATGAAGGGTTTGGAAATGCCCTTGGGCTGGTCATAGATTATTCTATGAACCATGCTTACAATTGTTATTGGTATTTGTCATTAGATGAAAAGATCGTCCTTAAAAGGTTAGAACCACAAAACCCCTACATTCCAGTACCGTTTCCTATGAATGATAGGGGTATAATTTATTGGTAAGGAGGTACACGATGAAAAGGCACATTATTACCGTACTAGTCACAATCGTCATGTTAGTAATATTTGCAGCCCTCTCCTTTGCAGGAGATGGAGTCGAGTGCAAGGTCATCTGGGACGACCAGCCTGTGACAGCGGGGAGTTATGTTGAGACGTTTCCAATCGGTTTATCGGCTTCTGCACGCAACGCATCAGTTGTACCGTTGTGGCGAGTAAGGTCGGGCGGCATCCTTTCTTTGCAGCCAAATGTTACTGAAGGGACATTTACGTTCACGGTTTACTTCTCAAACTTTCCTGACGCCAGCGTGTGGGATTCAGGCACAGACATAGCAACTGGGATCACATCTAGTGACACAGACAGAATCAGCATTGATCCTGATGGCGTTGCTTTGTGGATGAAGATTAGAGCGACTGAAACCAGTGGAACTGGAAGCCCTTCACTGAGTGCTGTGCTCTGTTCGGACTAAGGAGGTGTAGCCGTGAGGAAGAAGGTTTTCGCATCAATAGTTTTCTTGGTGACGATGTTGTTTGCGGTGGTGGGATGGGCGGCGGATTGGTTTGTCCGTCCTGCTGGAGGAAACTATGGCAACGAGGATGGAACGAGCTATGAGAATGCTTGGGATGGGTTTGTAAACATAGACTGGACTAAGATTCAACCTGGAGACACGTTGTGGTTGGATGGAAGTGCTACATACCGAGAAGAACTATCAATAGGCGCAAGTGGAACTGTGGATAATTACATAACCGTACGGGGCGATTATAATGGGCAAGCAGAAATAAAAGGCTCTGATGTTATAACAAACTGGTCAGGACCAGACGGTAACGGTGAGTATACTGCCACACTAGCAAGCCACCCCTGGGTTGTAATAGTTGACGGTGTTGTATGGAAAGAGGGATCTTTTGGTAGCTTAGCATCAAACGAATGGGACTGGGATTCTGGTACTTTATATCTAGGCAGTAATCCCTCTAACCACACAGTAGAAGCTGGTGTTAGGTCACTTGGTGTCGAAGTCGGAGCATACGACTATATAATAATAAGAAATATTAGTGTTTCTGGGTGTTCTAAAGCTCCGACTTCTAACGATGGTGGAGCTATTCATTTGAGTAGCGGAGCTATGGGAGTAATTATAACTAACTGTTCCTTGTCTTTTAGTAGGTTTGGAGTAATGGATAATGGGGCAGGGTGCATTATAAGAAACTGTAACATTTTCTATTGTAGCGATGGTATTCAACATACATCCTCTAACATTGATATTAGAGACTCTAAAAACGTAATAACAAACATTAACTGGGATGGTACTGCACCTATATGGGCAGGAGTTGATGGTGAAGCTATCGGAATCACCAACTGCACATCTTCTAGCATCATAGTAGAAGAAAACATAATCTCATTTTGTTATAATGGCATAAAGGCGTATACCAACACATCTAGTGGTAGCATTGTTTTCAGATACAACACTCTCTTTTCTTGTTATGCCTCTGGTCTAAGTATTAACGGGACGACTGGAGGATCATATACCTCTGCAAAGGCGTACTATAATCTTATTTATTCTTTATTGTCATCATCAAGAGCAATACAGTTTTCCTCTGGTGATCCTCCTGCATTATCTGGGGATGTTGAAGTCATTAACAATACTGTAGTGAATTGTCCTTGGGCATACCATCTTGGTTGGGGAGACGTAATATTTAAGAATAATATTGCCCATAATGTGTCTGACGGAGGGTATTATGTATACGCTAAACCAGCTAACTCAATCTCTGCAAGCAACAATATTTATTACGACAATGATAGCGGCACAGAGTATTGGAGAGCACCAGGAGAGTCTGGAACGACTGACTATTCTGTATGGCAGTCGCAAACTTTAGAATCAGACAGTGGCGTTTTTAACCCTCTCCTCACTTCTAACTACCACCTCTCCCGCAACTCCCCCTGTATCGACGCAGGCACGAAGCTGTCTATCCACGACAGCGACTGGCAAGACCTGGTAGGGAACAGACAAAGATACGGAACCAACCCTGATATTGGATGCTATGAGCGCAACACTGATTTCAGGGCTAAATGGGGCGGACAGCACAGATGGACAAGTGCGCCCTGGGGTATAGGAAAATGGAAAAAGAACAGATGGACACCTTATGAGTAGGAGGTAGGGAATGGCTCTCAGAACCAAGCACATATCAAAACGAGATAACGGAACTTTCATCATAACAGCAGAAGAGACTTCTCTCCAGGTTGGAACAGATGAAAAAGGAAATCCAATCTATCAGACATTTACAGTGATTCACAATCCCAAAGACGGAGATACTGTCTTACAAGAGAAATTTACCAAAGAGATTCAGCGGTACAAAGAAAAGCAAGAGACCATAAACACCGTGAAGTCGAAGGTAGATTCAGTGCTTGAGAAGATAGACTATAGCAAGATTTAGGAGGACAGAGGATGGGCGAAGTAACCTGGACTAGTTATGGCACCTGGACAACGGCTTTAAGCTCAGGGCTGGATGGTTTGGCCGACGATGGGCTAGCTATAAGTTCAGCAATAGACAACAGCACCAACAGAAAGCTGTTTGTTGATATTGAGGTTTATTTGGCTTCGGTTGATTTATCCTCTTCTACGAATCCAGCTATTTACATTTGGCTCATTGCTCGGACAGACGGAACTAACTTTGAGGACGGTGGGTCAAGTGTTGAGCCTGCTAGGATGCCTGATACAATCATACCCTTGAGAGAAGTGAACGGGGCACAGCGAGTATTTGCTCGGATGCTTATGGCAACGCCAGATCAATTTAAGATTCTTGTGCAGAATAAGACAGGGGCGGCTTTGGCTTCCAGTGGTAATACAGTCAAATACAATTTGTACGGGGAGACAGTAGCATAATGTTTCGCTTTGTCAGAAACCCAGACCCTCGAAAGAAACCACCCTATGGCAGCAGGATTGACCCTACGCATCCATTGGCGCAGGGGTTGGTGGGATGTTGGTTGTTTAATGAAGGCGGGGGGAGTAAAATAGCAAACATTATCTCCAACAAAACAGATCCTTTACTTGAAACCACAGAATGGGTAACCATACAAGATACAGGGCTACATGCAACAGCAGATGGTGATGGAGTTGATCTATCTAGCAGAATACTAGCTGGTGCCAGTGAATTTACTATCTGGACAAGACTTTTTAGGCCGCTCCTCTCAAGGGTTGGAGCAATTTACTCGGAGGTTTATCCTGATAATTACTGGCAGGTTGCCTTGTTCGACACTGACTACAGTGGTGGCATTGCGTTTTACACAAGAGACACATCTACTGGGGCTACAGGGAGCAGAGACAACGATATATCAGCAGACGTGTTTCCATACAGTGATTTCCACGGTAAAGAAGTGAGCTTATTTGGTGTATACTCAGTTTCTGGTAACTTTAAGCGTATTTACAGAAACAGTGGTGAATTAATGGCAGAATCTACTACGAGTATTGACCCCATAACATCTGTTATAGGGGATTGCTATTTTCTCAGAGACAATAATCCTGACTCGCCGGATTATTACCTGTTGATAGGAGGTATTTGGCAAAAAAGCCTTGATGAGAATTTACTCAAACACCTCCACGCCGAACCTTACTCCTTTATCCTCGTTCCTCAATACTGGTACATGGTGGATCTTGGGGCGGTGGGAGGAGGTCAGACGGCGTCATTCACTTCCTCCCTCTCACTGAGCTCATCACAGACATCCAAGGCTCACTATAAGGCATTACTCACGAGCTCAGTAGGTCTGGCAGGAGCGCAGACCTCTCTTGCACACCTTCTCGCTTCCCTCAACGACGCCAGTTCCTTACAAGGGCAACCGTCGGCCCTCAGACATAGGCTGGGCCAACTTACATCTGGGGCGGACCTCCAATCTCAGACCTCAGCTCTCGCTCGCTTGCAAGCTGCTCTCTCATCCTCCCTTGACCTGTCAACTCCTGTTGATATGACGGCACATCTCAAGGGGCCACTGACCACCACCCTCTCCCTAGCGGGAACCTTCGAGACTGTTGGTGCAGCCACAGCTCTCTTCACGTCAGTTCTCACTCTAGGCGAGTCCCTCGAGACCAAAGCGTCACTCCTCACATCCATTAGTGACACCCTCTCGCTAGGGGCTACGCCTGCAGCCCTGGCAAGCCTAAAGGCTTCCCTCACGACCACGTTCAATCTCTCATCGGAGGTCGCCTCAGGGATCATCGCGTCACTCCAGGCCACCTTGAGCCTGGGCGCATCGACAACTGCACTCGCTCACTTCCTAGCGGACCTATCGTCTGCCCTCACGATGGAGGGCCAATCCGAGGTCACGATCCACTACAAGATCAACTTGACCTCGTCACTATCGCTGAGCGACCAATTGGTTGCGACAGCAGCTTACATAATGACCCTGGTTGACAGTCTTGGACTAGGGAGTCAAGTCCAGGATGTTACGATTTCGGCGACAGGACTCATAACGATCAAACTAAGAGGCAAGTCTCCTGGAATCACCATAACCGCTGGCAAGCCTGGGATTGAGGTCAGCGGAAGGGTTCCAGAGACAACTTTTGAATAGGAGGTAAGACATGAAGACCTACGATCTTTTTGAAATGAGACAGTTCCTAGTAAGTGCGTTTCTGCATGGCCGCTGGCACTTCGTACACAGGGACATCTATGGGAACATCATTGACGAGGAATGGGTGGACAACATCATTCCGAACGAAGGCATTGACTACATCTTGAACGCAGCAATCCACGGGGATACGCAGATCAGTGCTTGGTACTTTGCGCCGTTCACCAATGACTACACACCGACTGCATCAGACACCTACGCCTCACCTGGGTACACGGAGGCGACCTCAGAGTACAGCGAGTCAACTCGGCAGGAATGGGTTGAGGGCGCCGCTTCAGGACAGCAGATCACAAACTCAACCGCAGCCACCATAACGGCAGCAACCGATGTCACCATTTATGGAGCGGGCCTAGTCGGAGGGGGCACTGCCCCAGACACAAAGGGAGACACTGCAGGCGGAGGAACCCTCCTTGCTTCCGCAGCACTAAGTTCAGCAAAATCCCTCTCAAACGGTGAAACCTTGGACATGACCTACACCATAACAGGGAGTAGCTCGTAAGGAGGCCCAGGATGCCAACTACGCTGACGACACACGCAGTTGAGGAATCCACGTTTGTGGTGACGGCGTCGTTCACAGATGAAAACGGGGATGCTGTCACTCCTACAACACTACAATGGACGTTGACGGACCTTGAGGGCAACATTATCAACAACCGATCCCAGGTCTCCATCACACCTTCATCTACCGTGGACATCGTTCTATCAGGGGATGATCTCGCCTTGGAGGGGGATTCCCCTGAAATGAGGGTGCTCACGATTGAGGGAACTTACAGCTCGACCCTCGGAACTGGGTTGCCATTGAAGGAGTCCGTTAAGTTCATTGTAGACAACTTAGTAGCAGTTTCTTAGGAGGAGACCATGAACGGTTGTCCAGCACCAGAATGTCATGAACAACTTCAAGGGCTCAAGAAAGCCATTTACGGGGAAGATGGAAAGAGCGGGATTGTAGGATGCCTGAAAGACAAGGTTCCAAAGAAGTGGATATGGGCGCTCTTAGCAGTTTCGATTGTTCCCGCAGGAAGTTTTACAGCCTCGGTCTACTACAAGACCAGGGCGTCAGACTTAATGTATGCGGCAAAACCTGTGGTGGCAGAGCTAACCAGCAGAATCAATCTTCTTGAATATAAAGATCAGGAGCTTAGAGCGATTTTGCACAGGATTGAAGAGAACCAACTTGAAATGCAAAAGGACATCAAGAAGCTTTTGCAGGAGAGAGCGCAATGATAGATCCACTTCAACACATGGAAGGCTCAGAGAGGGCCAAGGACCTGGAATACCTGAAGGACGTTTTACGGAATAATTGCCAAATAATCATGGGAGCTATTAAGCGCATTGTAGAAAGCACTGTAGCCATGTCTGATGCGCTCAATGCTTTCGAGAGCAAATGGGAGGAAAGAGATGTTAGTGAAAACAGGGGTGAGCCTGAAGTGCCTCCGAAGGGAGATCAGGAGGGCACTGAACGCGATTGAGCACGTTTATCGAGACGTTGCAGGCCACGAAGCTGTTATAACGTCAACGACTGAAGGGACGCACTCGCCAGGATCTCTGCATTATGCAGGACAAGCGGTGGATGTGGCCCTGCCTGGGACACACGGAATGACATCGACAGCGAGCCCGCAAGACATCGCAAAGGCCCTCAGAAGCTTGCTGGGGCCAAACTACGACGTTGTCGTTGAGAGAGATCACATCCACGTGGAGTATGACCCGAAGTGAGTTGGACTGTCTACATTCCTTTTAATAGTGAGGATTGCCCTCATCATTTTCTAGGGTGGATGAGGAAGGATGGTGGGTGGATCATAAGAGGGCGAAAGTGCAAGCTCACAGGAGAACCTTGTTTGGAGGAGAAGTGTAGATGGAAGAAACAAGAAAACGTTGGCAAATGGCAGGATGGATTGTCCCCTCGGCAGAAAAGTTAAAGTTCTACTTTAAGGATTCAACCAAGGAGGAAGATCATGGGACTACTAGACAAGTTAATAGGAGGATTCAGTTTTGCCGATGTCAAAGGAGTCCTAGAGGGCGTAGGTACCCTCGCAAAGGACATACGCTCGGCGGTGACGGGAGACATTGATCCAGACAAGAAGGCTGAGCTTCTCGCTAAAGCGCAGGAGCTAGAGGCCCTCGCCCGTCAAGGGCAACAGAAGATCAACGAGGTCGAGGCCAAGCACCGCTCGACGTTCGTCGCGGGATGGAGGCCGTTCATTGGGTGGATTTGCGGAGTTGGGTTAGGGTCTTACTTCATTCCGCAGTACATAATGGCTGCGGTCCTGTGGGTTAAGATTTGCTGGACTACTCAGCAGCTCATGCCTTATCCTATTCCTGAGCCAAAAGGACTCATAACCCTCTTGACGGGTATGCTCGGCCTAGGAGTTCTGAGGACAATCGAGAAGGGAATGGGCAAAACCGTATAAGTTTCATGATGAAACTTACGCGACCACCTAAGTCTAGTGAGAGCCCGCCCTCTACACCATTCTCATCGTCAACACGTAAAAAACGGAGGGCGGGCATGTTCTCGAACCCACCTTGCAAAATCCTCAGAACCCCATTCCTCTACAGACCGCTCCAATGCGTCATATGCTCGCTGACGACATATCACAGATATAAGAGGTGCTTAGACTATGCAGCGCGAGAAAACTGGCCTGGATGGATCGTCGTTTCTGCCAAGCAGAACTACAAGAGTCAAAACAGGCTACGGAAACCTTTACGTTACAATAACCGAAGAGGGCGGCCAGCCTAAAGACGTTTTCGTCACCATAGGCAAATCAGGGCAGTCCATTATGGCAAAGGCCGAGCTCACAGGAAGGCTTACATCTCTTGCACTCCACCACGGAGTTCCGCTCGAAGAGATCGTGCATCAGCTTAAAGGGATTGGTGGCCAATATCCGATCTCAACCCCTGACGGGCTCATCCTCTCGATTCCGGATGCAGTCGGGCGCACCCTAGAAAAGTTCTACCTAAAGGAGACCTCATCAAATGAACTGGGAAGAAAGAGCTAAGCAACTTGTAGAAGATCATTGGGCATACCACGATATCTTGATCCCGATCTTCCTCCAGGAAGACCCAAAAAAGTTCTACCAAGCCAAGAAATTATGGGGAGAATGGTACAAAGCGATCGGAATCCATTTTTACAAGCACGCAATTGAGGACATTAAGGAAGGCATCATCTCAGTTCCTGGTGGAACCGACCCAAGAAAAAGGAGGTGATCGCAGTTGACCGCAGAAGAGATCGCAACCCAAGTCCTTCACCTAGCGAAGGAGAAACAGAATGACCCTGCCACAGCGTCGAGCGACCTCATCGCTTCGATCCATGCGACGTGGATGGAGGTGGGGCTCATTCTAGGAAGGGAGATAGTACGTCTTAGAAAGGAGGGACAACTATGACCACTAAAGTCGTTATTACTAAAAATCCCCATAAGATCAAGGTTAACGATGTAGAGATTCCAGGGATCACCGACTACGAGGTTGACTGTATTCCTACGAGAGGACCAATTGTGGAGATAAAGATCAAGGCAGATATCCTTGAGGTGAAGAGTAGATGAAGGCTCAAGCTGCAAACGCAGTTGTTCTAGCTGGAACCGTCCTCATCACTCGATCAAAGATCGGACTGGACGAGATTACCTTGACTCCACAGGAGATCACCCTATGGGAGAGTGGAAAACGGTTGAGACCCCCACAGGCAAGGTCACCTTTGGGCCAGCAGCCCAAAGGCCGCTCAGGGGCGTCTGCTGGCACAAGCGACATCGCCGATGGCTGGTGAGGTACAAAGGGAAGTATGTAGGTTGGGCGAAAACCTTGGAACAAGCTAACGAAATGAGGAGGGCGTATGAGCTTGAAAGAGAAGGAAGAAAGGTTCAAAGTAAGGTTAAGGTTGATCGAACCTTTGTTGGGGACCGTTCCTAAAGACCCAGATGTCTACTCCAGATACATCGCTTCCAAGGCTCCCCAAGAGGAGTTCATGGACGAAGAGGTAGACACAGTGGAGCTCGAAGAGCAAGGGTGGACAGGGTTCCACAAGGATGACAAGGGCATTTTCATCTACAACTACATGATCAAGGGCTTCCTAAAGAGCGCGTGTGAGGTATGTATGGGTGCGGGAATCATAGACAAGATTCCAGCGTATAAAAAGTGGATTGACCTTACCGTCTTTATTGATCCACGCCGGATCAGGATGGGAAAGGCCGAACCCGATGGATGGCTTGAGCGGCCTCTGAGGACGATGACTCCCAAAGGGCCGAGGGTCACCGTTTGCAGGAGTGACTACGTTGATGAAGGGACGGAGATGGAGTTCACAGTTAGGATCATCAAGAACAAGGTAGGATTGAATAAGGGCATTATAGCCCAGCTCCTGGAGTACGGCCAGTACGTGGGGTTAGGCCAGTGGAGAGGATCGGGAGGATATGGAAGGTTCGAGGCAGAGGTGCTCTAGAACGGTGCGGTTTCGCAAAGGCGAAGTGCGGTATTGTGGCGCCACAGCATTGTACGGTGACGTGGTGGAGTAGTAAGGTTCAGCAGAGGTAAAGCCAGGTGAGGTGACGGCTAAGCCATGCCTTGCGTAGAGAAGCGAAGGAACCGCACAGTGCAGCCAAGGTCTTGTTTCGTAAGGTCCAGGGCGTAAGGGCAAGATAAAGCGAAGTGCCGTAAAGGAGGAGTTACGCGATGTACTGGCAAGGCCAGGTGAAGTGACGGCAATCTATTGCGATGTAACGGTGACGTCAGGTAAGTCACCGTGAGGTGGCGGTGAGGTCAAGCAAACCAGCGTTAGGGAACAGCGGGGTTAGGAAACGTAAAGGCAATGCATAGTTGGACTAAGCGTCGGCAACGCTGGGCAAAGCTACGTCTAAGCAAGGCAGAGTAAACTATCTTTTCGTAGAGGTACACAATGATAGTGATCACAGGAACAGGGAGAGCGGGGACAACCTTTCTAGTAAGCTTGTTCACGCTCTTGGGATTTAGGACAGGCTTTTCTAAAGAGGAAGTGCTCAAGACTAACTGGGGTTGGAAGCCTGGAGACGTGACAAGGGCTGGCTTAGAGAAAGAATGGTGGCAGGATCTTGATGTTGTCAAGAGCCCTTCTTTCTGCTACAGCATCCACGAGATCATTGAGGCCAAGGAAGTCGAGTGCGTTCTCGTCCCGATGAGAGATCTTGATAAGGCTGCGAAGTCACGGATAGTGAACCAAGAACGTGCTGGCACAACATCGCCTGTGGCAGGGGGCTTTATCGGAGGGGCCACAGACCTGGAAACGCAAAAGAGGGTTTTGTTAGAGATGGTTTACAGCTTGTGCTTGTCCGTGGCTCGGTCTTTTGTTCCTGTGGTGTTCTTGGAGTTTCCAAGGTTCATCAATGACAGCGGATATTTGTTCAGAAAACTGACAGAGCAGGCCAAGATAGACCTAAACAGCGACGACTTCAACGAGGCCTTCACAAGGCTGTCAAGGCCTGAGTTAGTGGAGAGTTGGAATGAATAGGAAGAGGTTTTCAGTAGTCATCCCTTACATTGATGGAGGGGTTCCTCATGCGATGAAGCTCCTCCCTTCTCTAAAGAGGAGCAGTCTGAAGCCGAGGGAGATCATCTTTGCAGGGGCAGCCACAGACGGGACGACGGAGTGGCTCAAGGCCCAGGAAGGGGTCACCATCGTGGAGAATCCAGGTGGTCCATCCCCTTACGGGGATAACGTCAACTTAGGTGTGCGCTTCGCCAAAGAAGAATGGGTCTTTGTCCTCAACATCGACACCATCGTTGGAGAGGAGTTCTTTGAGCGAATGTTGAGGGACCCCGGATCTGGGATGACAGGTCCTCTCTCAAATTGGGTTTTGCCGGACCAGCAGGTCAAGCCTGCCCGTCCCAAGGAGGTGGAGGCCATCAACGCCTCCCTGAAGGGGAGGCCCACACAGGATGCGCCCATCATCTCAGGCCTGGCGTTCTTGATCAGAAAGGAGACCTTCCTCTCCGTTGGAGGGTTTGACCCCTCGTTGAAAAACGGGGACGAGGACACAGACCTAAGCCTCAGGCTCCTGAAGGAGGGGTACACAAATAGGATCGCTTATGACACCTACATTTGGCATGAAGGCGGCCAAGGAGGGGTGCATAACCGACATCTCCTGGCGGAGAAACACCACTCCACGGAGTGGAGGATTGGATGTTATGTGAGGGTTAAAGCGGAGAGGGAAGAGGTCGAGCGCTGGCTGAGGAGGCACTACCCCATCTTTGACGAGATCATCTTTGTCGATGACGGGTCACCCTTTGACTGGGAGGAGGTCCGATCCCGATGGGGAGAGATCACTGTCATCCACGGGGCAGAGGGCCTCTCAGAAGGGGAGCAGCGGGCCATAGGGATTGCGGTGGCCCGCCAAAAAGGGGTTACTGCTCTTGTTAACCTAGACCACGATGAGTTCCTGGAGCCAAAGGTCACACGAGAAGAGTTGGTCCGCCTCCTCTCCCTCCCATTGCCAACAACTCTGGGATTCGTTGCTAGGTTTCTTCATTTGTGGAACTCCCCAAACCAGTTCAACGTGGGTTATCCTCCTCATGAGCACTTGTTCATGATCAGGCTGTTGCCTGGGATCAGATACAGGTTTGACCCGTCCAAGAGGTTCCACGTCCCCAGGCTTCCACAGTTGACCAAATCCGCCATGGTGCCAACCAACATCAGGATTGTGCACGAGGGCTACATGGACCCTGTTGTCAGGGAAAGGAAGAGAAGGTTCTACGAAGAGGGTGATTCCATCAAGGACCCAGTGGACATCGGGGAAGAGGGATATGCGCATATGACAGATCAGCGCAGGCTGACCTTGGGCGAGTGGACCGGAAGGTCGGAGGACTACACAATTTCTGGGAACATGATGGCAGAAAGAGAGGAGCCCTACACCCTTCAGATTGCTCTTGAGACCCTTGCTCCCATCACGGATGACCTCGTTCTGAGGGTTAGTCCCGACAGGGAGGATTTGGCAGCCATTGGAAGAAGGTTCGAGGCCACCCTCATTAGGACAGCCTGGAAACGAGACTTCGCGGCTCACAGAAATGAAATGCTTGCGAGGTCAAAAGGATCTTATGTCTTCTATCTTGACCCAGATGAGCAACTCCCTTGGCCAGGAGAGGTCCCTGAGATTGTGAACTACAGGCCCTCAGGAGCGATTTTCACGATCTCCCATCCTGGAGGGCTCAACTCCAAAGCGATTAGGTTGTTCCGCAGAGAGGGCGCCGTCTTCGACGGGATGGTGCATGAGCACGTCAAGGTCAGACGACCAGTTCGCGCAAAGGGCACGATCATCCATCTAAGGCGGCCACTCCAACGCTACAGGGAGATGAATAGGGAGATGATAAGGATGTGCCCCAAAGATCCGCGACCTTGGTTCGATGAGGGGTTGAGGACAATCCTCGACGGGAACTTCCCGAAAGGGGTGGCGTTGATCAGGAAGGCCATCAGGCTTGCGCCCGATGAAAGAGAAATGAAGGCGGCCTTGGTGAGAGTGCTTCTCACCTGGGCTAAGCTCCTTGCGAAAGAGAGCGGCGTTAACGTTCCGGATAAGTTTCATGATGAAACTTGCTCAGGGATGCCCAACTGAAGACGTTGTAAATGCAAAGCGTATCCTTGTTGAGCGTACGTACCTGGCGACTCCTGGAGGAGGACACCATGCAGCTCCACGACGACCTTTTCAACATGAGGGCAAGATTTTATGAGGAGAGCTCTCGACGACGAGCAGACTCGTCCAGGGAGCTCCTCAAAGGACTGCTGGTTGTCCTCGCGTTGAAAGAGGACTCCTTCAAACTGTCGTCAGGCGCCCTCAGCAGGTGGTATGTTGATGCGAGAATGGTGACGACCCACCCTATCGGGGCAAGGCTGGTCGCAGAGGAAATGGCAGCTTGCATTAGAGAAGTGGATGCAGTCGGCGAGCCTGAGTTGGGGACGGTCCCGATCTTGGGCGCCCTCGCTGCCCTCAAGGGGTATCCCACCTTCATTGTCAGGAAGCAGCCTAAGGGACATGGGCTGGGCAAGATGGTTGAGGGCCACCTCGGCCAAAGGGTTGCCCTCATCGACGATGTCGCTACCACAGGCCACTCTCTGGAGAGAGCGATTGATATCTTAAAGGGCGCCCAGATCGAGGTTGTGAAGGTTCTCATCCTCGTGAGTCGTGGATGGGAAGGGGAGGCTATCTTCACCTTAGAAGAGCTCACCACAAACAGCTAACTTGTCTAGGGACCCCCCAAAGGAGGTACAGAAATAAAGGAACTCAAAATCCTAGGACACCGTTGCAAAGACAAAGTCACAGGTCTCAGAGGCGTAGCTACATCTGTGAGCTTCGACCCCTACGGATGTGTTCAAGTCCTGATTCATCCTGGGCTCAAAGAAGATGGATCACCTGCAGCTCAGCATTGGCTCGACTACAGCAGGCTGGAGGTCATATCAGAAGAGCCCGTCATGGAGGCTCCTTTCGGGAGCAAAGGCCCAGCACCCAAGCCTACGCCTCCAGTTCTAGAAAACTCTATCTAGCACACAAGCCCCACCCTCAAGCCTAAGGTTCAGCCTGTCAACGGGGGTCCTCAAGGAGGACCCCTTAGACGGGTTGAAGGATCTTCCTTCAAAGATCACATAGAGTCTCTTCAGGGCCACCTCAGACAAGCTAGCAGCTCACCCTTGGCAGATCTGTTGGAATGGGCGCACTCAGGGAGTGCGCCCACACAGATAAGCTGGCAGCTCTCACCAAGACTGGTGTCTCCTGTCTATCTAGATCTAGATGCTTGATCTAGAAAGTGCCTCTTGCCTCTCTCCGCACTCGTCTAGATCTAGATAGATAGAACGAGGTCAACTTGGGAAATGGGGCGCACCTTCAGGTGCGCCCACTAGACAAGATTGCCGAGAAAGTGCCCATCTGGGTGTGGGTTTGAGGGGTCTCAGAGGCCGCAACCGTGTTGCGGACGGGTAAGTGGGCGTCAGGGTTGAGGATTTGGGATGTTTGCGTTTTGGGCCGGATTTTTGGTGTAGGGGCGGGATAGGATTTTTTTTTTTTTTTTTTTTTTTTTTTTTTTTTTTTTTTTTTT